GAACACGATCAGCCGCCCGATGCGAGGAACTTGCCAGCCGCACCAATCGTCACCCACGCACTATCAGACACGCGTGCATCAACCGAGATCACAAAACACAGCGTCGCGCATTGTGGCAGATCAAACCACTGAAACCCTGCGAACCCCGCCGAGCCAACGATCCCTTGACCGGAGATGTACGCGCCGCCCGCAAGTTGCAGCGAAACGATACGCGTGCGCGAGTCAATCGTGAGCGTCGAACCAGACGGCAGTTGCGTAACGGTTAGTTCCTGACACGGCTCAACACATTGCCAATAAGGGTCTTCCGAGATGATCCCGCACGGGCAAGGCACGGGAACGGGAAGAAGATCAGCGCGAGGATTTTCGTAAGCCGAGATTCTTAGATTGCGTAGATCGGTAGCGCCCGCAAAAATCTGAATGAAAGAAGTCGCACTATTCCAATCGGCAACATTTGTGTACGACGAACATATCTGTTTCGTTACCCACGGCTCGCACCAACAGTCATCGTCAGGAATGAACGGCAACGGCGGAGGAGTCCGGTCCACGCCACAGTCGGGATCGAAGCCGGAGGGTACGACCTCCGGGCATTCAACACAGTCCATGAAGCACCGCTCATACTCTGTTTCACCGAACGGTTCCTCAAACACAGGGAACGTCAGATCAGAGAAGATGTACGGCAACTCAGATGCAATCGTGAACTGAACCTTCAACGTCGTGTACCCGCACTGATCGCAACAGGTGCCGAACTTGTCCACGACCTTGGGTCCGTCAACTAGCCCTGTGCGATGCAGAACACGCCCGTAGTCCAACGGGTCAGCTTCAGCAGGTGGACAACACTTCAACATGAAGAAGTCACCCAACGCACAATCGACGCATCCGGTCGAACCGATGAGCGCCTCGTTCAACCAATGCAACCCGTACTCCGAACCACAACAAGTCTTTGCAAACAGGTAACCCGTGACAGTGAGTGTTCGTGGCCCCAACTTCAGTGGCCCCAAACTCCCGCCATAGATCGACGCAGCAGTCAGATCGCGTTGCACAACCGAATCAAAACCAGTTATATCTTCAACGAACAGACCGTAGAAGTCTGCGGACTCTGGAACCTCGGGGTCGAACCACGGTGGGCTATCTTCGCCGCCTGTCAGATCAAGCTCATAGATTCCTGACGGCCCGGTCACTTCCCATATCCAAGTCCACCCCGTTGCAGAGATGCTCACAGGGGCGATACCACTGCCGAAATCAAAGCAAACAAAACCCACCGCAGGAATCGCGGTGTCAACAATAGGTGTGTCCCAACGAAACTCAACATCAACCGCACCCGCAGGTTGAGACACAACTTGCGACGCTGTTCCAGCAGGAAAGAAGTTCCAGCCCGCAGAACCAGTACCAGTCACAGATGTTGAACCCGGCAGCGGGTTAGTAAAATCGTCAACCGACCACAAGTACATTCCTGAATCCGCTGAAGTCCACAAACCCGTATCAACGGTGATGCAACCGATTCTGCAACCAACAAGAACCGCCCCCGCCACAGGTGGAACTACCGGCATGACAACACCCGCACCCATGAACCCTGTTGCAGGGGGAGCAGCAAACGTATCGAATAGCAAATTGAGTGAAGCAGGATTCAGACTCGAACCGGGCAGCAACGGAATGCCACCAAATGTTGACGCGTCAACAAGGTCGTCCGTCTGCTCAACTTCAATCTCAGTCGTAGCGACTCCGTTAGGCTGGTCGCAAAACATCGCGGAAGCAGGTGAACAAGGAACCTTGTTCACCGCATACGGACCAAGATTCCCCGCGACCCCAGTGGCGAAACCGCCGAGCGCTGTCGCAGCGTCAACCCCATACGGATTACCGCGCAGGTAATCCAAGGTGCGTTGGTTGTTCCATAGCTCAACTTGGTTGCCGTAACAATAGGCTTGATACATCAGCGCCTCGTGAAGTTCACGCGGGTCGAAGCCTGCTCACGAGCCTCAATCTCAGCAATCACCTGTGCCATACTGATCCCGTAAATGTTGTAAGTGTTGCCCTGACCGGGGAACAAACCTTGAACCGCAACACTACCCGCCGACCCCAACGCATCGGGGACACCCGCTGTGTCGCCTTGTGTGGCCGCACGCTGACCCGCAGCTTGAGATAGCACACCCATCAGTCCTGATTCTTCAGCAAGCTGTAACGCACGCATAGGGCGTGTCAGCGGGATAACAACCTCTGGTCCTGCCTCGCCAAGGAGAGCAGTCATTCTCCGAGAGACAATCGCACCATTAGCCAAACCAGCATGAACATGGTCATGGTGATCCGCACGCGTAATCGGGTTACGAACAAACCCGCCGCCCGGACCCGAATAGATCAACTCTTGCAAGATGTCTCGTACAGGTTGGAACGCTTGATAGATCCTCAACAACTGTGGTGAATCCCGACTGAATGTCGGACCAGCGAAGTCAACCGCCCGACCCGAAGCGTGAAGTGATGCACGCGCCCCGCCTGAACCGCGAGTTGTAGCACCCGGACGCACCATCGAAACAGCACGGAACGGAACCTGCGTAGCGTTCATGTAGTCGATAAGCGCCCGATAGTTACCCGGACGGCCAGCAACCTGCCGCAACCTTTCAATCGCAGCAGGAAGCCCAATCGGTGCGCCAGAAGGGAACGCAGTACCAGAACCGCCTATCGCATCAGCAGCCGCCTTATTAGCTTCCTCAATCTTCTGACCGACAAACCCAAGGCCACCCATCGCCGCAGAAGAAGCGATACCACCCAAATACTTAGGAGCATAAAACGCTTGCGCTGTCAGACTCTTAGCCTCATCAAACGTCACCCTCAGAGCATCTTTCAACCCCTCAAGAATCGACGAAGGCAACATGCTGAACGAGTCGCCACCCAGCGGTGGCATCGGTGCAGCGGGCGCACCCATCTGTGGCAAGAACCGTTCAGTCATAGCCTTATCAGCCCGAGGGTCACGCTCCCCGAAATCACCCCGGCGGATAGTCTCAAACTCCGCAGGAGTCATCGCTTTCATAACGCTCGCAGGAATAACACCTTCACCACGTTGCATCTTCACGAGCATCTCGGAAGAATCGAACGGCCCGCCCGTTTCAGGTAATCGGCCACCGATCACTCCACCCTCGTGTGCGGTCGGGAAAGCCAAAGACGGAATGTTGATATTCGCTGTCGCCGGGATCTGATCCAACGCACCCGTCAAAGTCGAAGCAAACGGATTCCAGATATTCGATGCGAAGTTTACGAATGGTCCGGTGATCGCCGCTGTGATCTGCCCTGCGATACCACCCATGAATCCCGGTAGGCCACCAAGCCCAAGCGTCAAACCTGCTTGCCAGTTATAAACATACGCACCAATATCGCTGAAGACAGCCTTGAACGACTCAGCGAATAGGCCCATGCCACTAGACATGCTCAACCAGATCAGATCACCCGTGTTTGCCAGCAGGCCACTGATCGTCAACGGCCATGCCGCAATGTAAGCAGTCAAGCTTTCCAGCAACGTCAATATCTGAAGAACAAGGAACTGGAAGGTGACTTGGATACCAGCCCATACGGTTTCGCCAAAGGTCTTGAGAGATTCAATGGCGAAGATCGAAAGGTTTGTGAACCAATCCTTGATCGGTTGCAGGGTAGCTACCGCTGAGTCAACAACAGATGACAGCGCCGTTGTGACCGTCGAAGACATGCCGCCCGAATCAGGTGCAGATGGAGCAGCAGACATCGAAATGCCAGACGAGCCACTGGAAATCATGTCCATCAAACCAGACTGCACGAGCAACTCTTTAGCCCGCTCAGGTTTAGTCAACGGGATAACAACCTCAGCGCCAGCCTCACCGATTAGTGCGTTAGTCGCTTCGTTGAAGATTCCACCGTCAGCCAACGCGATTGGAAGTAGCTCAGGAATCCCCTCAAACGGTTTAGCACCGAAGACCGAGATTTTACGCAGCTTATTGACCAGCTTATCGTTTACGAAACCAACCAGCCCATTGTAAATCTTGGCAGCAAAGTTGCCGACACCACCGGCAGCATCGCCAAGAGCGCTGACCAACTTACCCGGAATGCCCTTGAAGAAGTCAAGCAACCCTGTAAGAAGCTCAGGGCCTTTTTGTACGACAAGATCAAACCCTGCTTTAGCCCAACCGAACAACGTGTCACCGATAGCACCAAGGCCGCTAATGATCTGACCGGGAATGCCGACCACCCAACCGATGACAGTAGCGAGAACCTCCGGTCCTCTCGTCACGATGAAGTCAAACGCGATCTTGATACCGTCGAACAGCAGCCCGCCAAGAGCGATAATCCCATTCACGATCAACGTGGGAATGGTGAGAACCCAACCAAGCAAAGTCGCAAGGATGCCCGGACCATTCTCCACCAGCCAGTTGAATGCACCCGTCAACCAGCCTAGAAGCATCCCACCAAGGCTTCCAAGCAAACCCAAAAGCATCCCCGGAATACTGGAAATCCAGCCCCACAATGTGAGGAGTATGCCCGGACCGTTCTCTACAAGCCAGTTGAACGCAGTTGTGAGCCACCCAAGCAGTAGCCCACCAAGGCTTGCGAGAACACCAATGATCTTCCCCGGAATACTGATAAAGAAGTTGATGATCCCGAGGAGTATCCCCGGCCCATATTCGATAATCAGATTGAAGGCGACTTGGATTGCAGCCAGAAGCATATTGCCAAGACCAGCCAACAGCGCTATCAGCTTGCCCGGTATACCCGCAAAGAAGTTCAGCACCAGAGAGAGAACCACTGGCAGGAACTTGACGAGCGTGTCGAACGCATCTTTGATCCAAGGGAACAGCAGATTACCCAGCGCTGCCAACGCCCCGATAATCATGCCCGGAATGTTCTTGAATACGTCAATGACGAAGTTGAGAGCCTTCGGAATCATTTTGACTAGCCACAGGAACGCTTCCTTGATCGCGTTGAAAAGGATCCCCCCAAGGTTCTTGAGTCCCCTTACCAACAGGCCGCCAAGATCACCGATCCAATCGCTCAGTACCCCGACTAGACCCGGTACAACAACAGCTATCAGCTTCGCAGCGCTCTTGATAATGCTGAGCAGGATGGGTGGCATACGCTTGACGAACATCTTGAACGCTTCACTAAGTTTCGGTGCCGCTTCTTCCGTTATCCAAGTCTTAGCGCTCTCAATCAGACCCCCAAAGAACCCCGGCCCTGCATCCTTCTCGCCTTTGCCCCCGCCCTTCTTCTTTCCACCACCAAACAAACCAGAAATGAAATTCCCAATCATCTCCGGCAAGTCCTTCAGCTTCGCAAAGACCGTAGGCAGATTCTCCACAAGCCAATCCACCGCTATGCCGAAGAACTTGGCGAACATCTCGCTACTGTCGCCCACCCAGTCAACGAGCTTGCCCGGCAATTCAATTAGGAAGTTGCCGACGGCTGCGACAATTCCGCCTAGCCCTTCTTTGATCTTTTCACCATCAAACGTAAGGAGTCCGGCTATCACATCGCCAATGTTGCCAACGATGTCGAACCCTGTTTTGATTGCGTCCAGAACCGTTGTACCGATGCTGCCGAGGATCGGTATGTCTTTGATCTTGTCACCGATACCATCAAGAGCATCAGGAATGATATTAGAAAACAGTTCGGACATGCTTGTGAGCAGTCCCGGTATCACCTCTTGCAAGGTGGTAAGCATCGAATCCTTGAGTTTGACAAACCCCTCTTTGATCTTGGTTGTATCCCAAGTGAACACCCCGCTCAAGATGTCTGACCAGCCACCTATTATCAGTAGGAGCGAATCAAGTGCGGCTCCCAGTGCCTCCGTAAGGGGACCAAGAACAGGAATATCACCAACCTCATCAGTGATAGCTGTCATCAGGTCATCAAGTAGCTCTCTAGCCTTATCTGCCAACTCAGAAGTGAAGTCCCAACTTTGAACGAGAATGTCTCTGATTGCATCTGGTAACTGCTTGATTGCATCTCCAACATTTGAGAGTGCCGTCTTAGCCGTATCTGCCGCACCCTGAAAATCGCCTGAGAACAGTTTGAGAAGCGCCTTGAAGCCGTCAATGATCGGCTGAATGACAATGCCAGCGAGGAGGTCATAGACCCTGCGTACTGCGTGACCGAAAGCTTCTAGCGGTCCAATGCCTTCTTCAATCGCAGGTTTGCCATTTATGAATGCCTGAGCAAACTCTTGAACCTTATCTACGATCAGGTCAACCAGATCCCTGAATGGTTCGATCTTGTCGTAAGCCATCTTGAAAGCAAAAGCAAGAGCTATCACCGCTGCGACAACAAGGAAAATAGGGCTAGTAAGTACGATAAAGGCTGCGTTGACTGCCCAAATTGCTAAGGCGAGCAAACCCCAAACGGCAATGACTCCGACAACGACAATCGCCAAGATTTTGATTACGTCAATTACTGTCTGGAGTGTGTTCTTGAAGTTCTCAAGTTCTTCTGGACTAAGACTTTTGACCCAATCTTGGAATTTCTGTATCGTCTTTGAGACATATCCGACGAGTACTGCTAGTGAATCACCCAAGTTCTTGAGCATGTCCGACATCACAGATGTTTTCTTGCCACCCTTTTCGACTCCATCCCCAAGTTCTTTGACCGGCTTGAGAAGGTCAGTAATAAGCTTGTAGACATCTTGGAACTTCTTGAGAAGATTGCTGAGAGCATCACGGAATGCTTCAGATGATTTATACGCACCGTATAGTGCGGCAGCAAGAACGATGAATCCGATAATCGCAGGGTTCGCTGCAAGCGTTTTCAGAATGCCGACCAAACCCGAAAGCCCTCTTACTAAAAGGCTGATTAGCCTCAAGGCAATACCAAGACCACCAAGAGCGAATATGATATTCACAATCGCCTTGAGAACACCCGGCGAGTCCGTCATAAGACTATTGAAAAACAGTGCGACAGAATCAGCCGCATCAGCCATTTTGTTTATGATTCCGTCTTTGCCACCAAGAGCAACGATGGCGATTCCCTCCAAGGATGACTGGAAGCGCTTGAGTCCACCTTTCACGCCTTCCATCTGCTTCACTGCAATCTCGGCAGCAGTACCGCTGTTAGCCATCTTGTCGCTCAACTTAGCGATTTCCTCTGCGGGAAGATTCATGGCTTCAACAAGCGCAAGGCCCGATTCACCAAAGATGTCCAAGGCTTCCGCTGAAGTCAGCCCAGTGCCTTCGAGGAGTCTCAGAACTGTCTGGAAGTTGAGAACCTCGCCATCAGCATCCAGCAGCGTGCCGTCAAGTTTTCTAGTAGCACCAATCAACGGCAGAATCGCATCGTTAGATGTCGCTTGCATTGCTTTCTGAAGCTTGTCTTGCGCTTCAACGGTAGACGCTCCACGTTTTATGAATGCACCAAGAACCGCTGTTGTGTCATCCATGTTGAACTTGAAGTCCGAAACGGCATCAAAGGATGACAAGAACGCCCATCTCAATTCGTCGTGTTGCTTCTTGTTGAATCCAAGAGCCTTGGACGTAACGTCAACTTCTTGACCGGCTTCTTTATTCTTCTGCGTTAGAACTCGTAGGGCTTCGGAGCCTTGGTTGACCAAAGACAAGAAACCCGGTCCGGCACGTTGACCGAAAATCGTGATCGCGTCAGCCGTACTAAACGACGTTTTCTCCAACTGCGAGATGATGTTCTCTAGTGGCAGCAGCCTCCCTGTGGCATCATGCGTGATGAGGCCAAGGTCTTTGATAACCGCAGCGCCCATCTTGGTGGGTTTCTCAAGCTTGACGATTGCGCCACGCAACGCAGTACCACCGAGACTGCCTTTCAGACCAGCATTTGCTAACTGCCCAAGTGCCGCTGTCGTTTCCTCAAACGACACCCTAGATGCAGCAGAAACAGGTGCCACATACTTCATTGCATACGACAAGTCCATCAGGTTTGTATTCGTCTTTGTCATTGTCTTGGAGAGAACGTCGTTTACCCGCCCGACTTCGCCAACCTCCATTCCGAATGACCTGAGCGTGTCAGCAGCAATCCCTGTAGCCTCGGCAAGCCCGAACCCACCAGCAGAAGCAAGACGCAACGTGCCGGGGATAGCTTTCATAATCTCATTAGTGCTGAAACCCGCCAAAGCGAGTTTTGTCATTCCGTCAGCAGCCTGACCAGCCGTAAACTCAGTATCCCGACCAAGCTTCTGCGCTAGAGCATCAAGCTCATCAAACTGCTTACCAGTTGCCCCAGTGATGGCACCAACTCGCCGCATTGCAGTATCAAAATCGTATGCCGCCTTACCACCAAGAGCGCCGAAAGCTACCGCTAGGAGAGTGAAACCAGTTAGTGCTTTACCTGCTGCCCCAATTTTTGTGGCTGTGCCTGCAAGCCCCGCTTGAACAGTCCCTAAGCCAGTCGCAAGGCCAGTTGCGCCCAAAGTCCCCGGAGTCATCGCTGCCGCAGTTTTTGCACCCAGCCCTGCCACGGTCGCATTGAATGCCGTGGCATCACCAATGATCTCAACTACTGCTGTACCAATAATCTGTGGCATCAAGTCACCCCGTGAAAATTGGTGTCAGAGTTAGCAAGAGTGTGCTGATCCGCGAAAGCGTCATGGTCACTATTCCACCATGAAGGAGCCTCTTTCCCCTGCATACTAGCCGGGAGCATCGGGTCGTCAACGATCTCCCCACCGTGTTCGCCAAGACGACCAACCAGAGCAAGGTCAACTTTCTTACGACCTTCTTCATCCGCATCCCTGACAAGACGCGAATAAACAAAGTTCAACATCTCAATTAGAGAAAGGTCTGCTAGTCGTCTACCAGAATCGACAAGCCAGCCGTCAACCTCAAGTGCGTTATACACGCACCACGAACTGAGGACTACGACTGCTCGGTAGGGCGGGCAGCGATCACCTCGGTAGCAGCCTCAAGGATCTTGTTCAACTCATCAAAGTCGATCACCGGGTCAGCTTCTTCCAGAAAGTCCATGAAGCGCTCACGGTCATCCATCGCAACGGCATGGTTCAGAAAGTCAAGGATTGCACCCATCTGACGAGCAGGAGCAGTTTTGGAGTCACCCGCTGCGGTCAACCGGAGCATCACAATCGCAGGAATCTGCGCTGCAAGCTCAAAGCTCTCCTCACGAACCATGATGGTTTCAGACTTATCAGCAGCCTCCGCTGCCAATGCTTCAATCTGGTCGATAGGAGCAACCGCTGTTGTTTCTGACATGTGTGCCTTTCAATCGTTCGTGGAAAGGATCGTACCATATGCGACAACAGTGCGCAGTTTCAATAATCAGCCCTGAGAAGCAATTACTGCTTTCAGTGCATCCCATAGAAATGGTTGAGCAGTAGTACCCGGATGGCTAACCCGTGGGGTGTAAACCATCGTCCCCGCTGAACTAGGGAACACTAGAACGGAAGCAGATTTAGCAGTGATCTCATGTGGTCTTGTCCCTTCATGCACTGCAACCGCATACGGTGCAGAAGGCCCACCAGCCGACACCTCACCACGAAGCGGAGGAGTAGTTACCTTCGATTCGATAGAATCTCGTAGCTCGCCAGTATCATAAGGGCAGAGCGCTCTCGCATCTTCTTCAGTTGCTTCTGTTAGCAAGTATATGTATTTGCCAACAACACCCGTTGGTGATTGCAGTAGTTGCGCTAGACCCGCTGGGTTCGGTATGAATTTGCCGGGCATCAGCAGCGACAGCTATCTAGTTCCATGAGCCAAGTCGCAGTAAACCCGGCACAACCACCTCTCGGTGGATCAGGCTTCAAGTTCCCCATCATTGACATCAGGCAACTCGCATCGTTGACTTGATAAAAATTGTTAGCGAACGCTGACACCAACCGGCACCACACGACGTTAGAGTCGATCAGGAGCGCTTCAGCAGCCGCTTGCATGTCTCCCGGCGGTGGGAATGGGGACTTAGCGTTATCTCGCAATACAGGCCAACAGGGGCGCACTAGGCGGGCTTTGACACGCATCATACGCATCACCCCACACTGGAACGGGTCCGCAGTATTCACCACTGGGAACTTTACCGTCGGCAAAAGCTCATCCATCCACACCGCAAGGAAGTCACAGCAATCATCAGGTGGGGCAGTCCACGAAATGAAACACGACTTCGGAGCGCCCTCGGTAGTGCATTCCTCAAGCGCAACACACAGATCATCAACAACGAGTTGCAACACCTCGTTGATATACGCAGGGTCAGTCAGATCACAAGCCACAAGTCATGTCCACGTTGTATTCGGTTTACGATGGTCAGCCCGATACACAGCCGCTCGTCTTTGCAAACGTGCAGGGTTCACTGACTTCACCCAAAGGTCAACCTCGTAGATACCAACTTGCCCTTTATCAAGAAAGAGAAGCGGGTCAGCAAAATCCATTGAGACACCTTCACGCGTGATGTGCTTCAACCGTTGGGGAAGAATGCAGTCATCACCGCCGCACTGGTTTAGTGCGATCTGGCAAGCGAACATCGCTGCGGCCATCTGCCCGCCCGGAGGAGGCATCGACCCTTGCGTGTAACTGATCGACCAAGTGCCAAGCCCTGCGATACACCCCGGCTCAACAACAGTCACGACCACTGACGGGTCAGGACCGGCAAGAGACACATCCGCTACAGTCACGACAGGCAAACCAGCAACAGCATTCGCGAACGCAATTAGATAAGGGGCTACTGTTCCCGGCCCGCCCGAGACAATCTCAACCGTCCCAGCGCCGAACGCAGCGTCGATTGCAGCGGCAAGATCGACAGCGGAAAGCGTTGAGTCAAACACGGCAGTCACCGTGTCGATAGTCATAGACCAATCGCCGCCCGTCGCAACGATCTCAACTTCGACGATCTCATCAGTCGTTTCGCACTGCTCCGCACCGAGATGATTGGAGCAAGGCCAATGACCGCCATCAACCCGGCACACACGCTTGTAAGCCTCAACCTTGTAAGCCGACGGATCAAGCGGCACACCGTCAATGAGGATCTGTGTCACCTCGTCAACAGTCCCCGGCAAGTCCACGCAATCCAAGTGGCAGATACCTTTACAGCCTGCCCACTTGTTTACCCAACCCCCGGCAACCATGTACGGCAACGACGGATACCCCGCATACGCCCAACCCCAACCAGACGATGCAAACCAAGACCAAGTGTCTCCCCTGCATCCGCAGTTGTCACCAGCGCAAGGGTAGACAGTCCGGTTGCATTCCCCCGGCCACCGCCGACCAGACAGTCTGAACAGAATCTCGGAAGCAAACTGTATTGCTGAAGTCAGATCAAACGCAGGGTCAAGTCCGGTGCAGCAAGCGCGCACCTGTTCCGGTGTAGTCCACTGAGTACAAGGAGGAGGAGGAGGAGCGGCCACGCTCTTAGCCTACCTTCACCCCGACGAATCTTCAGGGTGGTTATCTTGCATGGTTTCCAACCAGAATTGTAATGGCTCTACTCCAGCGTGACTCGCGAAGTCTCGTATCGCTTGGCCGAGAAAACCCATTGTCGCAACAGCAACACCTTTTGCTTCTGTCTCAGACATGCTGTCTACCATCAAGACGAAACCGTCCCAATCCTTTTTGAGTACAGCGGCCATCAAAGCTGACATGTCTCTGTGGGCATCGGCTAGTTGATTCGACATGCACTGAGTATTGCATGGCAGGTAGACGGGTTCGTGTTGGTTACTTGGTAGGGGAGCGAAGGTGGTCAGCGCATGAGGCTACGAGAGTCTGTCCACCGTTCGACCACTTGCATCCGCATGGCATCCAAACCTGAACGATCTCGTTTGAGTTTCCGTCCCATCCAACGATTTTGGTTTTGCCTTTGTTGATATTCATGTTCACTCCTCCTCGTCGTCGAATCCGTTGACGATCTCTCGCAGTTGGTTGACCACAGGGATCAACTCGTCCATCCGGTCAGACAGCACGCTGGTTTCCTCAAACCGTGCGGCGCGTGTTGGATCTTCCAACCCTGCCATCCGCATTCCAACCTTTGTGAGGTTGTGGTGGCGGTAGTTGCAATCACGCAACTCTGCGAGTGCTTCTGCAAGTTCGATGCGGATGAGTTCTTGGCGCAGGGTTTCGATTGTGAGTCCTGCTTCGATGTCTGCTTGGGTTAGTTCGATGTTTTCCATGCACTGAACCTATCACAGGTGTATGACACTCTGCAACACCAAATAGATATTTGTTTAGATTCTTTTCCGACCCCAACCAGACGGCAACTCCCCACGCCCCCGCTGCGCAGCAGTCTCAACCACATGACACCCATGACACAACACCTCAAGATTCCCCAAATGATGAAAGCAAGACTCAGTACGCGCACGCCCCGCCAACGGCACAACATGATTCACCTCCAACCCCACACCAGAACCACACCGCACACACCGCCCATCCCGACCCAGCGCAGCGGCACGCGCAAACTTCCACACATGATTCCGTCTGAACTTCGACATGCACAACCCGCTACACCAACGAGTCTGCCGTGCAGTCAACCAGCCCCCACACCAATCACAACCAGAGTCACCCGGACGACGAGGAGCGATCTTGCACAAACCAAGATCAACTCCCATCAGAACAAAGACGGCTGTTCAGGTTCAGACTCAAGCTTCAGACAATGCGGCGAAGCCCACAAGCGTTCACGATGCTGTTGCCCCGTACCACTCGCACCGTACCCACCCATCTCCCCCGTGTGCCACTCATGGACAGACCATCCAAGACCGGCAAGCTCGTCATCATGCTCAGACTCGTAACAAGCAAACACAATCCGGCGCTCAGGATCATCACCGTTCTCAACACACCACCGCTTCACATCATGCGCAACCGACAGATCGTCAGTCGCGTAAACACGATCAAGCCGGTCAGCAGTGTCGGCATACGGTGGATCAAGAAACACCCCAACCGGACCAGCACCAGTACGAACAGCGAGGGTCTTGGAAGCACCGTCGGTCACAAGGCGGGACCAGTCGCCGTTCAGGATGCGAACGTGGCGAAGGCGGGCGCATAGCCAATCAAACCATCGGAGCAACTCCGGCATCGTCTGCGAATGAAACTCACCATCAGCAGACATCACATCCGCTTCCCATGTTGAAGGAGAAAGCAGGCCACGGTCATTCGGCATGTTAGGAATCCCGCCACCGACACCCGACTCTGCCCGACCCTCAACCTTCCGGTCAATTTTCCGCAACCGCCCTGTCTCATCAGAAGACCACGGGCCAGACCCAGCGGCGAACGGCACGATGCTCACACACACCCCCCATAGCCACCAACCAGCCATCTTAGGATCACACCAATCAGCAGACCCCGCCAACTTCGCAGCGAGTCCATCTTCACGCCAACGAACCAACGCAACCTCACGAGCCGTCTTATCAAATTCGGTTACAGGCCACGATGCGTGTTCTGCGGTTGCTTGCGGGTGCCACTGGATTGCACGCCATGCGTTCACGATCAGGCCGTCAAGGTCGTTGACTGTTTCGGCCCAGCCGGTGTTCGCCCGGTGGGGTCGATTCAACAGCACTGCAAGACTGCCAGCGAACGGCTCAACGTAATGCGGGACATTGCCGAGCAGTTGCCACACAATCGGTGCAGCCTTCGACTTCCCACCGAACCAAGGGAACGGTGCCTTAGCAAAATTCTTTAGAGCCATCGGCCAACATCAGTTGCCTTAGCGCACTGCGGGCAATGAGCAGCACACCACCATTGCTCACCATCCTTCTCGTTGTAAGTATCGTGATCGACACCCGGCAACACACCCGCACCGCACTTGGCACAATGTTGTAACTGGATCGGTTCAGTCACGCGTTCATCCGTGAGGAAATGAAACCGGCTCCACCCGCAACAGCGAACGCACTGACCCAACCATCAACACCAAGTTCCCACGGCCACGCACGAAACCAGATGCAAACCAGAATCCAAGAAACGTGCATTCCGAGACACCACACGCAAGTCAGAAGGTCGCCAACAAAGCCGGTCGCCCAGTTGCGATTGCTGCCGTCCGGTGTGTAACAGAACGTGTCTAGTCGTTGCGACATCTTCGATTCGGATTCCAAACTGAAACCGATGAGCGAGTCACGGACAAAGAAACGGGTGATGCGGTATGAGGCGAGGATGAGTCCTGCGTAGACAAGTGCGGTCATAGTGAAACCTTATCGGTGTCGTTCATGTTTACAGGTGTGATGATTCCGGCTTCGATGAGTACGGCAATGTTCTCGGCTTTGATTTTCTTGCCGCCACGAGGAATCTTGATTTCGGCTTTTGCTTCTGACTTGAGACTGTCGGGGAGTCGTCCTGTTCTTGCTGCCCAATCAACAATCGTCTGTCGGTCCCATGCCCGGCTTCCGTTGATCGACTTGTAATCAGGAACGGGCAGTAGGCGGCGGTAGTGCCATGCGTGTGGTGTGCGTCCGTCTACTTCTAGTAGTGGTCCCATTTCTTTGAGTCCGACGATGGGTTGCTCTTGTGGTGTTGACATTGTTCTCCTGTTTGGTGGTAACGAGTGCTACTGCCGTGGATGGTAGCACTACATGTGGTCGAAAAGAAATCTGAAGAAATCTTCGATATTGACCATTATTGACTTGATAATGTCCTAGAGGTGCTGTATCGTTATCTACATGACATCGACACGCACTCCAGAACAACTCCACCAGCTAATGCAAGATCAGACACTTCTGCTCTTGGTCCACACCATCGACCTTGAAGCATCCGGCAGCAAGGACAAGCTTGATTGGGTGACATTCCTTCTGGAAGACATCAAGAACCTCGTCAAAAACGAAGGTGCAGTAGCAACCAAAGATCAGGCACGCCGCCTGCGTGACGCACGCCGAGCAGTAAGGAACGCAAAATGACAACACACGGACGGGTAACCCTCACCCAAACACGCGACTGGTTTCAAATAGAAGTAGACGGCCACATGGTCTGCCAAACACAAGACCACGACGAGGCACGCCGAATCGCCAACGCCTGCTTCAAACAAAAGACCACACCCGCCGCCGACATCGTCGCCGCCTACGTCGTATCCAAAACACAAGACCTTGAAAACGCTTGGGGCATGGTCAATGTTCTCCTCGGAATGTGTCCAGACGGATGCTGCGGCGGACACGAAATGTTTGAACTTGACTCACCCGAATTAGCAGAATGGGCAGCATGGTCACTTGCCCTCACAACCGCACTCAAAGCCCAACTCAAAGGAATCGCAGCATGATCGCAACAGCAAACTCATGGGGTGCAATCGAAGCCATCGGCTTTTGGTTCTACCTCATCGGAGCAGCAACAGGCATCGCCTATCTGCTAGGACCAAAACGCTAGAAGGGAGCCGCACCAAAGCGACTCCCCTCTAGCTTGCATGAACGGACAACCATTGCCGCGGTCTGCCGTCAGCTAAACCTCTTATGCCGAAGCCAAAGACGATGGCATGTAGGCGCAATCGTCGATGCCAGTAGGCAGCGAATCAACGCAACGCCATGCCACAGGGCCACCGGCCTGAATTGCAGCCTGATCGAGCAACGACCACGGATCAGCAGTCACACCAAACGGCAGCACCGCCGGAGCAGGCCCAGTTGGATGACCAGCAGGATCACCGGAACCGGGAACCCATGAAGGGAAATCTGCACCCGGAAGTGATGGCACGAAGCAAGGGTTGTTCTGAGCGTAACCCGAAAGGGTCAACTCAAGCGCACCAACCGTGAAGTTCAAGCCACCGGAAAGTTCCCAGTTCTTGGTCAGCGGGAATACCCAGTGGATGTACTGCGAGCTATTCACTCCGTCGATGGCGCAGGAGTTTCCAGCGTTCTGTGACCACAGTTCCAACTGCTTGGACTCGGTGCAAGGATCGTCAAGCGAGTTACGCATCGCCGCACCGAGGAAGTTACCCTCGCTGTCGGAAAGCAATGTCGCGTTGATAAGCATTTCGATCATCGGAAGCGGAATGCCGCAAAGCTTCAACTCAACCATGAAACCCTTGAGACGATCACAGTCCTTGTTGCGGATACAGATTTCGCCGTTTCCGTTCTTGGTTGTGATTTCTTCACCTGCCTCAACGTCAGGCGACATGTTCAACTCCATGAACCCTGAAGACAGCACACGGCTATTCGGAGTTAGTGGGTCAAGCACAACGTCGTTTGTATCCTGTCGGGTGACACGAATCGCACATGCTTTGATTGACTTTGGGCAACAAATCGTCATTACTGACCCTCCTACGGATCGGGCTTTGTTGGAATCTAACCCAGCCTACGCTGTTGGGAAAGGATTAGGCGGATAGTGATGCAATCAAACCTTTGCGCGCTTTGCCTTTGCTTTCTGACTTCAACGCCACAGCTTTACGCTTAGGGTCTGTACCAACCCACTCAAGGACTTCAGCAACCGTCAGACTGCCAGCGTCAATACTCTCAACCTCAACTACAGGTTGAACCTCGGCTACAGGTGCCTCAACCTCAACAATAGGTTCAGGTTCAGGCACGACAACAGGCGGCTGGGTAGGTGCGGGCGCTTGTTCCCCTATCGCACTTCTCACGTTCCACGGTTGACCACTACGAGTTGTCTTCACATCATCTCCAAACAGTAATCCGTGTTCCTCAGTTGAAACACTGAACCCATCAACAAAATCTGCGACCACGTTAGCCACAGTGTTACCCGGAACTTTCACAGTTGCTTTCGGAAGTCTAAACCGAACAAAGTGACCTGTCATGTTTATCAACTTGCAATACGCCTGACCGTCCAAAACGATCACATCAGCGCGCACAGAAGGAAGCTTCGCTCTCATACACCAACCCAATAGTTCACAGCATCAACAGGCATCTGAAACCCGGCACGCTCAGACATCATCAACATCGGTTCATCCTGAGGAACAGGCGAACAATCGTCTAGGACACCCGGCAACGAATCAACACACTTGTATGCAAGCGCCCCGCCCAATCTGATCTGCTCCATATCGGCCACAGTCCACGAATCGGCCACGACACCCGACGGCAAAACACAAGGAGCGGGACCGCCGACATAAGGCTCAACATCCTGATAAGACGGAAACGCAGGGCCGGGCATCGACGGATAAAACATCGGGTTCTTCTTCGCATAACCAGACAACGAAAGTTCGGCAGCACCGATATTGAAGTTCAACCCGCCAGACATCGCCCAGCGGTCCGTGTACGGCAACACCCAATGAATGTAACCGCCAAGCGTATTCCCCGCAGCATCACAAGTCGTCGCAGCGTTCTTTGTCCACAGGTCAACCATGAACCCGACGCAAGCCCCGCCGTTCTCCATGTCGTTATTGAACGTCTGCCCCACAACACTCGTATCCCCGCAGAAGTCAACAAGCAAATTGTTCCTACCAGAAATACCATCTAACAACTTGGTTGCAATCGTCGGCATCCCACACAGCTTCAGTTCAAGACTAAAACCTTTCATCTGGTCAGGTGGCCGATGAACTACACCAATGCTATTAGCAGCCGGGTTCATCATCAGAGTTTCTTGACCCTGCTCATAATCAGGTGAAATCGTCAACTCGGAAAAACCATCCATCTGCCAACGAGAAAAAGCTGTTGTCGGAGCAGGAGGAAACGGGATCAACGGGTCACCCGACAAGTACGACCCGTAAAACAAATCAAGCGGAGTGATACGAATAGCAAGCGCTTTGATTGACTTAGGACAGCAATCAAACAAGACCGCCACGATCAGACCAGCGCTTCCTCAAAGTCAACCAACACAGCAAACATGCAACACCCATCAGGGTTCACCGCAGCAGTCCGCTCACCCCGATACGTTATCGTGTTCGTCGCCCGGTCCAACGCCTCAGCTATAGTCTCAGGATAAATCATCGGCTCGCCCAGCCTGACATCAACCATCCCTGTTGCGTACACCCACGCTTCCGTAGCAGCGGGAGCAGGAACCGCAGCGAACGGCCCAACGAGCGGATCATAACCAGCGCCCGCAACAACAATGTCGCCGCGTGAACGAGTCAACAAACGACAATCCTCATCGTTATCGCAACCGGAGTCATCGTCGATCAAGTACCACTGAGCCATCCTCTGAACGACTACAGGAGGAGCGTGAAGCATCCCTCGGCTACCCGTCGCGCAACTCGCAAGCGCCTGCTCAAGCAACGCCAAACCGAGAGCGACGTTCACCGCCACAGGAGCAGCCCAGCCGCCGGGGTTCACGATATTCGCAGCAGGAGTCCACCATCGCAAGTTGATATTCGCGACGTTCAGTTCGCCCGTCCAGAACTCTCGCTCAACCGCTTTGCCTGTACCGGCAGCAAGTTGCCGTAGCGCCTTGCCCCGGTAGTCGTTTGCCTCATAACCCCACGACGAGCAGGTGTAAGGCACTTCAACAACGAATGGTTGATACTGCAACGGTGACTGATCGCCGTCGTAATCCTTCTTCACATCCGGCGGAGACAACTCGGGGACACCGGGAATCTGAAGCGGAACAATGGTGATCCCCGTGCCACCTGACAAGTCAATGTCAGTAGGAACCGGACCCAAAAATGGGCTATCAGTATTGTTCAAGTTCAAGGCAATAACGAATGAGAGAGCTAGACCAGACACGGGGTCAATCCCGCTCGGCCCGCCAAACACCTCATACTGACTAGGGGGCCAACCGGACTGCTCCAACGCAGCGCCCACCTCATCAGCCGTCGCGTCCCAATCCATCGGATCAGAAATACTCCCACCCGGATTGCCGGTGTTATCCCAATCCCAAGTCCCCGCATCAGCGTCAATCGTCAACGTGATAATGAATACGCTGTCAGCACCACACGGAATCCAAACCTCAGACATGATGCAATTCTCAGGCTGGAAAACAAAGCCGCCTTCCCAACGGGAATCAGGCTCAACCACAACTTTCGCAGACTCCAACAAACCATGCCTTGCCCGCTCAGTAGCAGGTGGCCGGACGACAGCTTCAGGTGAAATACCCACAGGACAAACTCCTACTCAGGGAACAGACCCCAACCTTAGCCTCTCCAACGACAACACTATGGGAGAGCAAACACGAAACTGCTACTTGATAAGTTCGACCTGAATGTCATCGCCAACCCACTCAATACGACGGTTAGTGAACTTCACCCCACCATAAGCAGGACCGTGCGAAGCGCCCAGCGCTGTTCCTTCGATCCAATAATCCCACGTTCTCAAAGTGCAATGGCGAACATGAGTTGGGTCTGTAAAACTGTTCTCAGACTGGAAATGCGGGACACTCATCCACAGAAGCCCACCCGGTTTCAACACCCGCCACGCCTCGCACATGAACCCGACAGGGTTATGGACATGCTCGAAAACCTGAACAGCGCGTACCTCGGGGAACGTGTTATCAGCAAACGGCCACGGCACAACATCCAGATCGTGAACAACGTCAACCCCCGGCAGGGCAGCAACGTCAAGGTTCACAGCACCCCGATGGATGCACTGACCGCAACCAACATTCAGAAACTTCATGTCATGCCCCGTGTGAGTTAGCCCAATGATGAGCGCCGAATGTACCCGGATGAATCGTATGATCCTCGTGCCGCCGATGTTTTTCGTTCCACAAGTACGGCGAAAACGACCTCGGTGGAAGCAATAACACATCTGCTTTATCTCTGAACAAGTCGTTCACAACCTTTGGACCCGAATGCAAAGCACCCAACGGCAGACGTTCAATCGCCAGAGCGATAGCTTCACGCACAAGCGGATGACCAGCAACAGCACCAAGCACCGCATCATTCAACGACCACACAGATTCCCAAGTAGCAAACACATCGTAAAAACGCAAGCTGTCTAGTGGCCTGAATACTTCAACATCGGAATCCAAATAGATTCCGCCCCAATGCCACAGAGCTTCCAACCGGATCAGCCCCGCCATCTGAGCGCCCGACTTGCAAGCCGCCCAGTGTGGCGAAGTCAGCGGAAACTTCTTTCGGTCTACAGGGTCACGAAACGTCATGTAATCCCAATGAGGATGCAACTCGCACGCACCCCGCCAGAACCCTTCAGCCTCATCAGAAGCCACCGTAGGAATCGTGCGAATCAGCCGTGCAGGAATCATCGTTCAGCAATCAACTTTCGCATCGCAGCAGGTTTATCGACCGCCTGCCAATACCTGTTCACAAGATCACGACTCGGTTGAGCGCACACCCTCGCCGCATCAGAATGCCACAAAGAAACAGCTAACCCCGGATGCCGTACTAGACCAGACAAACAAGTTGCAACCGCAACCAACTGATCGTCGTCGCCGCCCCAGCCCATGAAGCGTTCGTCTTGCCCGCCTATCGAATCCCAACCCGTTGGGGTCACAACATGAACCCCGCCGTTGGCAAGCCCCGGTCCTGAGTCCGTCCCCGCATAGATGCACTGAGTGAACGGGATATGCAACTTGTGATCGTCAGCGTTAGCGATAGCAGCGGCCAAACCAGTCGGCGGTGGAAGCGTGTCAGCATCCGAGATGACCACAACATCAGCGCCCATCCCTTTCGCAATCTCTATCGCAGCGTTACGACACGCACCGAGGTTGAACACCTCGTGGCCCGTATCAACCTCAACGATCTTCGCTCCGGGAACATGCACCTCATACCACGCCCGTGTGACAGCGTAAGCGGCCACACGCTCATCTTTAGCCCTCCACGGGAACATCACCGCAACATTCATCGTTCAAGCCCCTCAATAGCCTTCACAAAGCGCACAGCGCCCTCATACGGGTCTAACTCGGCAACCCTTGCCAACGACCTAGCAGACGCAGCAGACCACTCTACGGGGTCCAGAAGCCTTCTCAGTTCAGACATCCAACCCTTGAAGTTGTTATCAGCAACAAAAACGCCCGCCTCGCCCAGCGACTCAAGCAAACCCGGAGTCGGAGAAGCCATCACCGGAATACCAGAACACATCGCCTCAACCCCAACCATTCCCCAAGTCTCAGCTTTAGAAGGAATCAACAACACACGCGTCCGGGAATACACATCGCCTCGCATGTCCTGCGTCGGAGCAAGCCTCTCCACGTTCTGACCAACAATGTCACGCTGTTTGCCATACCCGCCCCGCACAGCAAGAAAGCCAACATCAGGCATAAACCGGACAAGCTTCTGAAACATCTGACCGCCCTTGGGATCAGACTGATTCACCTGCGTGACCAGATCACCCGGTGTAGTAGCGAAGTCCTGCCGATCAAAAATCGGGTTCACAACAATATGCGGGCAACGATGACGCGCAGTAGCAGCAGACGACTCAGAGTTGAACACCAACAGATCAGGAGGGTAAGCAGCTAACTGCCGCAACGCGTCCTGACCAATCAGCCCATGAACCATCCGCACCGACGGCAAACCCCGACCCAGTGCGGCGCGGTGCGCGTGGCCCGGATCGCCCATATGTGAGATGACCAGATCAGCGCCGCCGATAACCTCATCCATTCGCACAGCACCCGGCACGACACGAACGGTGTCAAGGACGTACTCGTCAACCTCATCGGTCATCATCGGGTTCGCCACGACATCATGCCCCGCAGCAACAAGCACCCTCAAACATTCATGCGTTGAAAGCCAAGACCCAACGCGCGATCCCGGCGGGTAGCACGGGGTCACAGCAGCAATCTTCATCCACCCATCCTAACAAACAAACCCAAGCCGAGACGCGAAGAAGGGGCCGGTTTCCCGACCCCCTCCCCGAACAACAAACCCGATTAGCCGCGTGAGCAATCGGTGTAATCGCTTGTGCCGACAGGACCAACACCTGTTGGGCAAAGCTCCATCTCAAGACGGATCGACTCAAGACCAACCTGACAAACCTGAACCCACTGCTCAGAGAAGATTTGCAGATCGTTCGTCCCGTTGAGGATTGAATCCCGCACGATACCAACATCCAACGTGCCGCCATCAAGACGGACATAAGTGCCGGGAGCGAACAGGTAAGCAACCACAGTCGCAGGAAAAAGGTTCTGAACCGCAGCACCCTGAGCATCATTGAATGCCTGCCCAGCGCCGGTAGCCGAATCGTAGTACCAGACGACATCAAGGTTATTAGAAGCCAACCATGCGGTCACCTCAGCCTCGCCAGCGTTCAGGAAGCTCATGCCAAGAGCATGATCGTTCACCATGTCAGACTTGATGAACTCCACATACCAAGACGGCAGCATAAGCGTCAACACTGCGTTGATCGCCATGTGCTGACGGCGACGGTAGTTCGCAGCAAGAGACAGAATCGACAGAGTAGAAGTACGGGTTGCACCGTAAGACTGACCACCGTAACCAAGAGTTACAGCAGTTGAAGTTGCGTCGATTGCGTCAAGGTAAAAGATTTCCTTGGTTGAAGTGAAAGCCACTGCAAGGTCTTCAAGGAAAGCAGCAACCTGCTCAGGGAACACCCGGTAGTTCAAGTTGCCGAACTCCACACACTGAGACACAGCGTCAACGCGGCATTCCTCAATCGGTGGGCAGTCAACGTGAACGCAAGGCTTAGGAGCGGTAAGACCGGAAGCGTCACCGTAACCGGCAGCGTCCTCAGCCTCAGTCGTCACACGAACACCCGCAAGGGCATCGGTCCAATCTGGAGGAGTGATGAAACGGATACCACCACGAGGAGCCTCAACCGTAGGGAGAGCCTGCTCAACAGGGTTGATCTGCTCTGCCAGACGGAAGAACTCATATGAAGGAGGCAGCGGTGCGCAGTTACCACCGGAAGCAACAAGCGAAGTCCGCTGTTGCGACTCAAGCGCCCAGCTTGTGCGAACCGTGTCGAACACCGAGAAGTTTTCCTCAGCGCCACCGGCGACCTTGTTAGGAAGATCGGACTGTGCGGTCGCAAGAACAATACGCTCATACGAACCAGAAGAAGCGTTGTTCATTCCGTGGCGCTTCTTAGTGATCGCAGTAGCAAGCTCCATACGATCAAGAGTGGTGCCTTCACTGATACCGGGAACAGCGTTCGACGCGTGCAATGCAGCACCCGTAGAAACCGTTTCACCGATAGGTGCAACACCGTCGGGGACAAGCCGGGTCAGCGCAGAACTGGCCTCGGCACCTGTAAGGGAACTGCTGTCTTCCATGCCGCTGACCTCCGTGGACAACTCGATTGTGGAATCTTCAACCACCTCAGACACGATGTCTGCGGCGGGTACTACAACCTCAGCTTCAACTGCTAGTTCAACAGTCTCAACCTCGGGTACTGCTTCTACTTCAACTGCCGCTTCGACAACCTCAACCTCAACCTCAACGGTTTCGATTACTTCGACTGTCTCAACAACTTCGACTACTTCGACTGCTTCGACTACTGCTTCGACTGCTTCTTCTTCCGCAAGTTCAGCAACAACCTCAACCTCAACCTCAACTACAGGTTCAGGGTTAGCCTCAACAGCGGTTTCTTCAGCAGCGAACTCAACAGGCTCATCAGCAGACATTGGAGCAACTACAACAACACCCTCATCGACAACATCACTTTCGGATGGCATCAACTCTGGTGTTGCTTCAGCCAAACGGCTAAGAGCAGCATCAACTCTGTCTGCACGGTCTTTCCTCTGCGCACTGCGTGCTGCGATCTCATTTGCAACACGGTCGTACTCGGCTACAAGCTTTTCAACTTGCGCTAATGCCTCATCGGATGCCGCTGCGTCAGCGCCAATCATTTCGGCTTCTGCACGAATGGAATCGCTAAGAGCAGTTAGGTCGGCATCGACCACTGCGCTTAGGTCTTCTGGAACAACGATGTCTGCCAATTTAGAACTCCTCCAGCTTGAGCGTTAGGTGTTGTCACGCAGCTACGGACTAACCGTTACCGCTCAACCCCGAATTGTTAGGGCTGTTAGTGGAACACCTTAGAACATGAAATAGCAACTTGAGTGCATAGCTTATTCGACAGGGCGTTGAGCGCCGGGTGGTCTAGGCGGCGGAGGGGTCGATCTGCCTTCTATAAACTGAAACTCAGGTGTCAGCAAACCTTCAGCAACCCGCTCAGGCTGGGTCGCCGGGGTCGCCGGGGTCGGGGTTTCCTCGGAGTCTGCGTTCTTCCCACGGTTCTGCTTGTGTCGCGAGGTTTCTATAGTTAGGACGATTTTCAATCCGTAGCCTTTCTCTTTCGGCTCGCTTCATAGCGCGCCGCATCTCTTTTCGTTGACGACCAGAGGTTCCACCGTATACACCGTCGTCTTCGTCGATGTTGGCTGTCAAACATTCCTGTTGGACTTCACATTGTGAACAGAACTGTTTGGCTCTGACGACATCTTGGTACTGCCCTTGTTTAGGGAAGAACATGCTAGGGGGTTTGCCCCGGCAGCGTGCTTTGAGTTTCCAGTCATCGGGGCCGTCTTTGATCCGGTGATGTTATACGAATGACACGCGTGTAGTTAGATCCTCCGTTTGGTGATTGAAAAGAAATCTCAAGATTGTTTGATATTGACTTTGATTCTGTAGTTGATCGTGCTATAGTAAAGAGATGAGCAAGCCTTGCAACATCGACCAACCGCACTGCCGAAGCTGCGGTTCCACCAACGAAGAAGACATCGGCTGGAGCGCACGAGAGCAAAACGAAGGTTACAGCGATTGCTGCAACAAAATCATCGAAATTGACAACACCCGCTGCCGCAACAATCACAACGAATAAAGGAGCAAACAATGCCAAACGAACCACAAACTCAAGAGGAGTGGGACCAAGAGGATCAGGAATGGGATCAGTCTTGGGAAGATGACCAAGAAACCGATGAGCGTGGCTAACACGCCCACCACCAAGGAGACAACAATGACCACCGCCACAATCAAGTTCACCAAAACCACCGAGGGTTACGCGACACCTGACGGGCGATTCACAATCACCCCTTGGATCAACCGCACCAACAGCACCTCCCGTGGCTCAGGTCGCCGCAACTGGCAGATCACCGATACCACCGGAGCCGAACCGTTCGTGTTTGGCTCACGCCGATCACGCCAACCAATCAACACTCGCACCGTTGAAACAGTCGCAGAAGCCCGCAGCGTTATCGCTCGGGTTATCTGGATCGAAACCCAATAACGACTTGGCCCGTGTAGTCAGCGCAACACACGGGCCAACCGGACCAACGTCGCCCGCACCCCGCCCAGCCTGCGACGGCGGCGAGCCAACCTAGACCTCACGCCCCATCTTCCTCCGCACCAAGTGCAAAGCCCCACACCCGTCAATCAAATCCCCATCCCAACACTGCCCCTCACACCGGGCAATCCACGCATTCTTATTCACCCGGCGAACCACAAACTCAGACAACCCACACCCATCACACTGATCGCCCGCAACAACCTGACCCTCATCCGGCTCAGACTCAGACACAAAAAACCATTCATCAGCAAGACGATCATTCGGACGAAACGCCCAAACCAGATCACCATGCTGTTTACAAAACGTGTTGTTATCAGCAGAACGAGTCTCATGCGACAACACCACACCGCACCCACGGTCAGCGCACTTAGACAACCTTCGCTACCAGACGCTTCACACGGCTAGAGAACAACACACCATCATCAGGCTCATGGTTCCACGGGTTCGACAACCCCAACAGTCGTGCAACACGGCTATGCACCGACATCACATCACCGCCACGAGTCCCCGGAACAGCCCAACGAGAAGGCGGCTCAGTGTTCATTCGGGCAAGCCCATACATCAAACTCAGAGCAGTCCGAAGCTCGTCGATCTCACTCCTGCTGTTATCAACCGCATGGATCTTGCAAACCAGCGAAGTCCAAATCGTCGTAGCAGAACCATGCTTACCCTGAGCAAGCGTGTTCTTCTTCCGTCCCGAATTACAAATGATGCCATCAGACACAGCAGAACGGAACCTCGCACCGAGCGCACTGTTCGCCCCCGTCGGATTAGCAGGCAACCCCATCCGCCACACATCCTCAGAAGTGAACTCCAACGACTTCTCAGCTAACCGAAAAATGTAGTCATCAGCAAGAGACTTCCACTCCTCAAGCGCATTCCCGTCCGCCAGTTCAATCCCAACATCCGCCGCTTTACTAGCAGCGTTCCAATCCAAACCGATTTGCTCATTCATACCCACAGGATACACGGGCGGGTGGACACCCCAGATGACTCACCCGCCCGTTCCGGCAGCTAGTGGCCTGTGTCGCAGGAGCAACCCGACTCAACGTCACCAGCAGGAGAAAGCGCAGCGAACTTCGCAGCAGCAGCAGCAGCACGAACAGGACGCAACGCCTCCCGGAACTCCGATAGTTCAACCCTGATCGAATCCAACTCCCGACGCAGATCAGACTTCTCAGTATCAGCCGTATGGATCATCCCCGCCGCTACCAGAGCAGTCACCTCACCGGCCACAGAATCCCACACGCCTCTTGGTGCAGATACTTCAGCACCCGACGCAACAAGACCCTCAACGATGAAGCCAGAGACATTCACAGAGAGCAGACCAACAACTTCAAGCCTGCCACCCAACTGTCGCCAGTCAGGAGAAACATCCGAGCCACGGAACTTCCGAACCTGCTCCGCAGACAAACCGGGGCGCAGCGCCCCAGCAGCGACGATGCCGAACTCGTTTTCGTACAAGGCAACATCAGCTACGCCGCAACCAGTGTCAGCGTAGAAAGCTTGAGAGTCAGAAGCGACCAGACGCAGATTCGGGTGAACCGTGTCCATGTAGATCGGTCCAGTAGCAACAAGGGTGCCTTCAGCGGTCAGCACGTTCTTGTTACGGAAATGCTTGTAAGCGCAACCAGACTTAGGAACCGGGACACAACGGTCAGCGAACCCGATATGGCATGAACCCCACGCAGCGACAAGCCCGTAGCAGCGCCCATCCGGGTGAACCGTGAACGGCTCAATACTTGTCATCTTGCCGGGTAGGAACCAATCCATTGGTGGGTTAGTAGGAACCTCAACCGACGCAGCAGCAGAAGCAACGAGACTTGCCAAACCCTGCTCGGCATCACCCTTACCTGAAGGCCACACACCAAGCGGTGAAGGGACACGCCATACATCACCAAGTGTGTCTGCGCCAGAAGCAACGAGAGTCACATCAACTTCTACTTCTTCACCGATCAGAACCGTGACAAACGCTTCTTGGAACGCAGGGAACGGTGTAAGAGTTGCACCCATCAGCCGTCCCGCTACCAGCACCTCAAGGGCATCTACACCACCAAACATCATGTCTTCTGCCGATACAGAAGCCCCATCGTCTGTCATAAACTCGATTTTCACAGAGTCGATGTCAGCGGACACACCACGCATTGTGCCTTCTTCTAGGAGTCGGTGTGCTTCAACACCAGCAGTTCCAGAGTCAAAGAAGCCTCGGCCAACGATGTTCTGGCCCTGACGCTCAATCTCGTGGATCGACCCGGCGATCACAGCACCGTCATGCCCTGAAGCATTTGCAGTCTGAAGCATTAGTGGCAACGGAAGTTCACGCCATGTCAAAGCGTTCTCAGCGATCTTCCGGCCATCACCAGAAGCAAGACCCTCAACGATCAACACGCCTTCCCAGTCGTAGAGGGAGACAGGTGTGTCAACCATCTGTGGTTCATCAGCAAGAGTCACACCATCGGTTGCCATCAGCATCATCGGGCCACCTTCGCCGCCCATACCGTCTTTTCCTTTATGGTCTTCTTCTTCTTCTTCTGCGGCTTCGATAGTGATGCAAGTCCCGGCAGGCAAGGTCACAACGATCTCATCGTCGCTTTCTTTGCCGTATCCGCCTTCTTTCTTATCTTTACCGCACTCGCATTCACCTTCGCCGCATTCACATTCAATTTCAGTTTCGATCTGGATAACCTCAACTTCAACCTCAAGTAGAGGGTTATCAAACTCTGCTGGCCTTTCAGCCGAAAGGTTCTCAATCGTCTTCTCAGCCCAGCGGCGGGCAAGCTCTGCCATTAGCTCATCATCTGACAGACCTGACATGTCGCCATCAGTGACAACGATCTCACCTTCTTCAAGTTCGACCGGCTCAAGTTGATCTGTTTCAAGCTGGTCTTCCATTACTTCATCCTCGTGCATGTCAAATACTTCAGTTGAACTACTGGTTGTTTCCATATCTGCATCCCATGCTTTCTGATTGGTATTAGCTAACTCGGTATTCGCTGCCATCAAAGCAACCTCGTAATCGTCCTGTGATAACAACTTTGGTGCTATCCGCTGGTCATCACGCAAGTGTCGGGCAAGGTGGTCATACACTCCCTGACGGTCTACAAGTGGGATAGTGCTGCCACCACGAGCGCCATTCAAGATACCTATACCGCTAGAACACGCAACCCGTGAAGCGCTAATAGAAACGCCAGTGTCGGAAACGAAATGGTGGAAGAACTTGTAAGAACCCTTGACGCTTGTGTCTCTAGCGTCATCTCTCCAAGCGTAGAAATCAGCGAAGTAATCTTCGCTGTTAGGAGAGATGATTCTTACTTCGGAAGCAGACGGACCTACAAACCGTTGATCGCCAACAGGGGTACTGTGCGAAGCAATCGCCCCAAACTCGGCAGACTGCGCTTTCATCTCATTCGACTTAGCAAGGGCAACCATATAATCCTCTTGAGATAGAAGTTCGATTACGTCACGGCCTGCGTCACGCAGGTGCATAGCAAGATGGTCATAAACTCTTTGACGGTCGGCTTCAGGAATTGTGGTCCCTGCTCCGCCACCGTTTAGAACACTGATCCCACCAGAACACGCGATCCGTGAAGCCGGACCCGGTGTGCCATCTTCTTCAACAAAGTGATGCCGGAACTTGTAAGACGACTTGACTTGAGTGTTTGCGTTCGTATCACGCCACGCAAAAATCCTAGCGAAGTACTCCTCGCTGTTAGGAGAGATGATCCTTGTTGCTTTAGCAGCAGGACTCGAAAAGCTATCTTCGCTCAGTGATGACGAATGCGAAGGAATAGCCCCAAACGAAACCGTATCTTCAGTTTCCGTTGATACCGGATCGACTCCCAGTTCTGACATCGCTCCGGCGAGCATCGCAGATAGCATCGCTTCACGGTTCACATACCCGGCAGGAGCGGCACTGTTGGTCGCTACTTCTGGCATCTCTGGCGGGAGCGCCTCATCAGTTAGATCAACGTCAGGGTTATCCATCTGGCCGATCCACGCTTCTGCTTCAGCAACAGTCAGATGGCACGAGTCATGGATGATTGTGCCATCCTCGGCAGCGGAGACTACGGCCACTGCGAACCCCCCGGAGGGTAGCGGGCAGTATGGGCTATCGGATATGACTTGGAAGCTCATATGGACTCCGAGGCTAACACGCCATCTGGCGTTAGGCGTGGTTGTTCTTGCAGTCTTGGACCTTACTATGAAGAAACCCAATCTTCGGATGGGTTATCAAATAGCAATCGTTGTGGTGTGTGTTTCAGCCCTAATATTAGCAAACGACCACAACGCCCTCTGCAAAGGAACAGACATCAAATCAAGAGGCACTTCACCATCCCAACCATCTGTACCCGCAGAAACATAACTCGCATACGAATCCAAAGCCATCGCCAACGGGCCAACCACATTGTCCATCAACGGCGGAACAGCAGCAGGGTCAACACCAATATCCAACAACCATCCACCGACTAACTCTCGCGCTGAAGGCACAAACCCATTATCAACAGAAAGAACAACCGGCTCACCCGGATTCAACTTCTCGCCTAAAGCCGAGTTAGCTGCGCTTGCCAAAGCTTCAACTAGATCGTCAATGACTGCTAAACCTTCTGACGACTTCCCATCAGGACGAGGAACCGGAGGAGCGTTACCGCCAATGCTCTTTGGGGTATCTGGCTGTGCCGCAGGAGCGCGATTCATAGCGCCCGGATCGGCAAGAGGCTGATTCACCGGATCGGCAGGTAAAGCCGCAGGAGCATCTAACTCACCAACTTCAGGAGCGTTGACACTCAACAAGTCAAAGTCCATGAACAGCCTTGCAAGCTCAGGATACAAAGCAGGCAGGAGCCTCGGGCCGAAGTTACGCGGATCAGACAAAACAACCTTCTCCAACAGTCTCCGCTGCCGCTCATCTTCAGAAGGGTAATCCTCCATATCGAAACCATTAGCTCGCAGATACGTTGCATCAGACAAAGCCATCCGATCCCAAGCACCAGTAGCAGCCGGACCTTCATCCTGCCGTGAAGTCAAAATGCGAGAATCGAAAAGCAGCTCAAACCGCAAAACGTCATCGTCTGACAAATGCTCAAACTCGGACAGCATCGGACGTAGGTACGCCACCGTGATGAACTCTGCGATCATCTCGCCTACAGGGTTCACATGCTTGCTAATCAAGTCAGCATCCACGTTGTACGACGACCAGTGATTCAACCCGGCTTTACCACCGATGATCTCAGGTGGTGCGTCCAAGCCTTTCGCCAGACGATCCAGAAGTTCCATACGCAAACTCTGAAAGGTCACATCTAAGTCTTGTGCTAACTCAATCAGTCTGATCTTGTCACCGAACTCAGCAGCCCCACGCACAACAAGCGGAACTAGCCCAGCCGCCGAGGTGCGATCCCTGACAGGGGCAGACATGTGTTCAACCAGTGTCCCAATGAACTCGTCGAAGTCATCCGTATCGTTCGGTGCTTCAGTTTCGCTAATAGGACCAAAACTCATTTCTTCAGGAATGAACAACATCCCGGATGACAGCCGTGACTTTGCGATTGAATCAACGACCTCGGATAGCACAACCAGTTCACGACAGATCGGCAAAACACGCTTCATCGGAGAATCAGCACGCATCGAATATCGTGGGTCCGGTCGCCATAGCCGGGCAATGAACGCTTCAACATCGACGAACCCTGCGTCGCCATCAGATAGCCCGCTGGCGTTTCGTTTGATCTGTTGCTTGCCTTTCCCGGCGGTTACACGGATCTCCTCGGTGGATAGGAACTCCCACATGAATCCTGCTGGGCGATCAAACTTATCAGCCAACGGTGTACCTAATAGGAAACTCTCACCGGCGATCTGCAAGTGCATCGCAGCCCGACGCTTCAACTCCTTCTGCCCGCCTTGCGGACCAGTGAACGCAGCCATAACCCTTGCTGCACGACCATCAGTAGAATCTTCGACTTCTACCCCATTAGGGGTTATCCGTCGTTCGACTACTCGCAGATCGCAACTCGAAACAAGATTCGCAACCAGATTGTTCAGGTAGCCGATCTCACCGATTAGCTCGTTGAACGAGAAAGCGTCACGTTGCCATTCATGGCCTTTGCGTGGTGGAACATTCCATAATTCGATTCGTGCAAGTGCGGCGGATGATACAGACGCAAGGTTTGGTTGCGGTGCGATCATCGCGAACTCGGCGGCGTTCTGTTGGTTCCATCTTGAAGCGCGAGGCATTTTCTAACTCTACTCCTCTAGGCAGACTCAGACGGTGTTAGCTGTTAGCAGTAAATGAGAAAGGACCGGAAGTCTGTGCTTCAGTGCTTCGTTCCTACGGAACTTCTCTGTCGCTCACTTCTCCGGTCCTTCGTAGCTTGAACTTCTCATCTTCGTTCCTACGGAACTTCAGTGCTTCGTTCACTCGCTACCCCTATGAATGTATCAGGGTTTACTACAGCAATCAAGTCAATAACAAACAATTCTCAGATTTCTTTTCAATCAAGCAGTCCACTCGCCAACCCACAACGACTCAGCCCAACCAGCTTCGCCACCATACGGAAGAATCTGAACCTCAGACGTTTGCCGCCAATGCGCCCCATCCCTAACCAGCGTGCAAGCACGATCAGCGCCAGTGTCACCCGCAGCAAGCCACTCATCCAACGGACCATTCCAACCAGTAGGAACAGTCACAAGCAGCCTCCCACCCGGTGCAAGCACAGACCTGAGATGTTCAATAGCAGCAACCGACCCGCCCGGCTCCCGAGGCTGTTCATCCCACCGCACATGTTCCACGGTTGAGATGGCAAATACCTGATCCCAAGAACCAGTCACATCAAACACATCTATGTTCAACACGCCCGGACCCGGCTCCCAGCGGTCCACGACAGCGCTCTCAGGCGCGTCAGGGTAATGGCCGAGTACGTTACCAACCTCAAGGATTGAGCCTTCTCGTTGCAACCAAGAGCGGACAATAGGAATCTCAATAGCCCGTTCGTTTAGTCGGGTCGTGTTGTACTCGAAGTCAGCGTAAGCAAGAACGTGGCCCCAATAGGTAAAGACTTCCATACGCTCTCGTGCCTTTCTTCGATCAGTTGTCTTACGAGGTAACTGCCTACGCTCAGGAGTTTGCCTGCGTTCAGGCCCGTCGTAATCAGACATCGTAGTCAGGAACATCAAGGAAGCACCGCAGAATTTCCATGTCAGCCCCAAGCACCTGCTCCAGCAACTCAAGCTCAGTGAGTTTCGTAACCACCCGCTCATAGTCCTTCGCAGTCAAAACGATGTAAGCCCCGTAACCGGCCCAGTTGTAGATCGCCTGTTCGATTGAACCTTCTACCATTTCTAAGCCCATACGACTTCCCTTCTCAGTTGCCGGGCCACAGTAGCAACCCTGATTACATCAGCGACTCTACGCGCTGTGACGTTCTGCCACCCGCCTCCGACAACCCAAGTCGATTCGTAGCCGCCTGCTTTAGCCAACGGGTCCACACCGCTGTCAAGGAACGCTTCCGCCGGGAGTTGACCCACGACCTGATCTTCGACAGTCAGATCAAAACACTCCAACACGTTCGCCCACGAGGAATACCCCATGTCAGCAGAATAGAAACCCTCCGACTCAAGAGCATTCCACTCCTGTGCTGTTTGGCATGACACCGATATTGAAATTCCCATCAGGCTTCCTTTCCGAAGTCTTCGATATTGACAGCAAGAACAATGCGACCAGTTCGATTATTCGTCAGGTCGTAAACGAATCTGCCGTCCACCATCCGGCATCTCGCAAGCGTGTGCGTTTCGCCGTCGTACTCAAAACGCTCGCCTGTCTTTGGCATGATGTAACTCACTTGGCTACCCACCAAGGCAACATGCGGTTAGGGATCTCGCCGGTGACAGTGCCGTCAGTGTCGATAACCCCGACAACTTCTGCTCCCTGAAATGAACACAGGATGCGATGATTCAGTGATGAGCGAATGACGAACCGATCACCTACCGCATAATCCGCCGCACCGTATGAGGTGTAAACCCGGAGGCTCTTTGTGGCGAAGCTTCCGTTTCCTCTACGAATCCCATCCTCATCCTTTGCCGAATGAACAAAATCTTTCGACACGTTGATGACGTACACGGCTGACCTTGCCTGCCACTCTCGTGAAGCTCTCGCTCCGGTTGGGTTCATCTTCTCTTTGGTGTTCAGTGCGAAGTGTGTCATTTGCATTCTCCTTGGTTGTGACTGAGGTTCTCAGTCGATGTCATGTAGATAACACTACAGCATAGGTCTGACATTATCAAACCAATAATGGTCAATATCGAAGATTTCTTCAGATTTCTTTTTCACCCCAAACCAAGCCCGTCCACCAGACATGCAATACTCAACCTGTCGGGCGTGGTCCCGTTGAAGCTTGGATCTCCTCTTAGTCGATGTCTGACCAAGCCGAGGGCGACTCTCCTTGTCGTGTTGTGAGCCACGCCCGACAACACTCTCCACTAACTGTCACACTCCTGTAGTAGTATCTGTTACATGATCTTGATACAGGAACTTGTAGGAACCAACACCGCAACCGGCTCGCTATGGGAATGCTTCACACCCGTCCCCCACGATTGCACCGGCATAGCTACGGTCGCCGTCACACAAACACCATGCTGCCCCGCAGGTGCAATCACAGAGCAAGCTTGGCAAGAAGCACAAGCCGCAGCAGAACACGCCGAAGCATTAGCTGACGCTGCCGCTCAGAACGCCCTAGAACTTTAGAAAGCAGTCAGGGCAGATGTCATCCACACCCGGACGCTGACGCTCCCAGCCGTAAGTGGCGGCAGCTTCTTTCAGAGCGTCGGCAGCGGCGGACTCTGCGACAGGCGCGCAACGCTTGCAACGATCACACCTGACTGTCCAACCTTTCTTCTTCAGTGCTGTAGTCATCCGAACAGGTTACTCAGGGTCAGGCCACTGGGTTGCATCAAACATCACTGCTGCTTCTTGAGCGCACTGCCCGCAGATACCACCGTACTGATTCCATTCCGAAGGCCAGTACACCGGGTTGATATGACGGCAAGGCCAACCGCACCGGGGGCATGTCAGCTTGAATGAATCTTTGCCGACACTTGGTGAGGTGATTTCGTGTCTAGGTAATCTGTTAGAACGTGTGCGAACTTCAACCAAGGGGAATCCAATGAACGATGATACGGAAGCGGAAGTGTACTCGGGTGACATGCGTGGATGTGATGAATGCGGGGTCGGGCCAGAAGATGAATGTCTCCCTGATTGTCCGTGGGTCGCGTCAGCAGAAGACGCAGCATCGACGAGGCCACAGACATCCAGTTTGCTGGTAGATGTCCTAAAAGACATTTTGCCTAATGTTACGGAATGATTGCATTCCGTCTACATCTGCGCGTAGCCTTGAAACTCAACAGCCACCCGCTCATCCAAAACGGGTGGCTGTCGCGTATCTAACCGACAACTGAAAGAGGTGACCATGAGGCTGAATCTCAGGTCTGTATCCATTGCGGCAATCGTGATCCTAGCTGCCGTGTCAAGTGTTAGCTGTACCGCAGAGGAGATAGCTGCCTATGCGACGATGAACCCAACTGAGCAGGCTGCTGTCAAAGCACACCTACAAGCACAAGCTCAACCTGTTGAGGAGGCTCACACGCCTCCGGGTGGTTTCCTTGCCTGTGTCAGGCGGCACGAATCTGGCGGAAGCTACACCGCCAAGAATCCGAACAGCACTGCTTCAGGGGCTTATCAGTTTTTGGATTCCACTTGGCGCACGATGAGCGCACGAGCAGGCCACGCTGGGTGGGGGTCCGCCCGTCACGCTCCGCCACACGTTCAGGACGCAGTTGCGGTTTACACCGTGAACAGCGGTTGGCGTAGTGCGTGGAACGGCACCGGCTGCTAGAGAAGTCGTTACCGAGTGTTAGGTTGGGGGTGGGCAATTCGCTCACCCCTGATTTCTTTGTGGAAGGAGAAATGATGAAGAAGCTTTCGATGGTTGTTTCAACTCTAGTAATTGGGTTCTCAGTTTCGATTCTCACTGCGTGCAACCCGCATCCGCCGACACCGACCACAACGACGACGACGACGACACTTGCACCGACCACAACGACAACGACAACGACAACGACAACGACAACGACCACAACACTGCCGATCACAACGACGACTGCGTTGCCGACGACCACAACAACATCTGTGCCGGGGACGACTACAACAACCACTCTGCCAACAACAACCACCACGACTCGTGTTCCCGCTGCTGTTCAACCGCAGACCGAACAACAAGCGGCGCAACCAATTACATTCACCGGATAGTTGATTGACTAACCCAACTTGAACATGTTGGCAAGGCGCTCCGGGCCGGGGGTGCCGTCAGCGGACCGAGGGTTGTGGAGAAGGTCATGCAACTCGTTCAACTCTCGTAGCCGATCAGCAACAGGTTCTAGGCCGTACCATTTTGCGCCCCACCCGTCTGCGAGAAAGCCCGTGTTGTTGTGCTTGGTCTTCAGGTGGATCATTGCGTCGCTGACACTCGTGAACTGTTCGTTCATTCTCCTACCTCTCTGCCGATAGATACTTGGTGGCCTGCCTGATCGTCACGCCTGCCAACGCGACCCGGTATGGATCGTCCGCATCATCACGATTCCAGTTTGCCCGGTACAACCAGACAGTCCATTCTCCTCGTGCTGTTTCTTGTGGGGACCGTTCGTAGATGTGTACCCCTGCGCCTTTTAGTTCGGCGCGTAGAATCTCGTCAGCTTCGATGAGCCGTGCAAGGGAACGGTTGTCTTTCCGTTCCTCGTACTCAAAGCATCGTTCTGTGAGTTTGTTCGCCCATTCGCTTCCACGGATCGCGCTCACGATGGTCTTCTCAAGTTCGTTCATGCTGCCCCCTGTCGTGCTGCGACGATTGCGACAGCGGCGGCGATGGTATCGACCGACGGGCGGCGGGTGCAGCCTGCCCCTTCTGCGATGCGGGTCCAGATCATCCCGTCCAGCGGGAAGTCGAATAGGTAGCGGTTGGGGATCTCCCACTTGGCGGCGGAGTCTGCGATTCGGATTGCTAGTGCGATCCGATTGGCTAGGTGTTCTGGATGTACCTTCATGTTCTGTTCTCCTTAGTTGCTTGTTTGATAATTGTACTTGGTGGGTAGGACGCTTTGTCCTACTTGTTTGCGTCAGCGTTGTACTCGTTGACCCGAGCGATTGCTCGTTCGAGCAAGTCTGCGTTTCGACGCAGACTTGCGATCTGGTCAAGAGCGATTTGGGTCAGCCACGCTTCGCCTTCAATGACTCGGCGTGCGAGTCCTTCGGCCATGAGAGCGTCATGCTCTACCGCTCCGGCGCTTACAACTCTTTCGTATGTGATGTTCTCGGTCGATGTCATGTGTATGAAGCTACTACACCTGTAGGACATTATCAAACCAATAACGAAGATTTCTTCAGATTTCTTTTTCGCCCCACCAAACCCCAGTGAACAGTCCAGCCGTTTGCGTCCACCCCCTCACCTACAATGAAGCTCGTACATAGAAGGACTAGAGCGAGGTTGAAACGCATGGCAGCAATAAGCGAGTTTTACGCATCCCCCGGTTTGAGGTTAGGTCTTCTCCTAGACGACCACCCCGAAGCGACCTACGAGTTTCGACTCGCAACCGGAGCAGAGATCGGTGTCCCCGATACGTTCGGAGCAGACAAACCATTCTGCGTAGCAACAATCAGATTCCCCAAAGGCCGTGCCGATGTCACTGCTTGGAAACCTGTCGCAGGATCGGGAACACCCGACGAGTGGAACATCCTTTGCACAAAGACGTTGGGTCGTGCGCTCAAGCGTGCCGGATACCCTGACGATCTGAAGGATCTGAAAGCACTCGTGTTGTGGCGGCAGCGTGACGCAGAGATCGCTGCGATCCGTGGCGGCACCACATCACATGTTGTCCCATCGGCAAACGCTATTGCCGCAGCACCTTCATCTGACCCGATGCAAGTTGCGTTAGACGAAGCTGGCGTTAGCTCTGATGAATCGACTGGCGGAGATGAAGAACCAGATTCGTTCGTTGACATCGTTGATGATGAAACGCTTGAACAGATCACCGAGTTGGTAAGCGGTCTGAACGGAACCGAAGAAAAGGTATTCGTTGCGTTCTTGAAAAAGCTCGGCGTGACCAACTTGTCTTATGCGACAGCTACGGACGCTGAAGCGATCCTCGGATGGTTCGACGCATGAGCAAGCGCGTGGAGTTCAAGGTTGTCGGGTTGACGTTCATGGAACGCTACCCACAGAACTTGCAGACCATCGAAGCGTTCGTTGTTGAAGCTCAAACGAAACAGCTTGGATGGAACGGGGTTGCAGTCGATCAACCTGTTGAGGTTGTGTTGATTCGTAACGCCGAGAACGAGTTTGACGAGAACGCTGTTGAGGTTCACATTCCTATGTTGGGGAGACGGTCCATGATCGGACATGTTCCTCGTGACCTCGCAGCGAAACTCGCCCCGTCACTTGATCGTGGTGACGTTTGGAAATGCGAAGTTGAGACTGTGTTGGTTTCACCAGAGAACCCGGACCTACCGGGAATCCAAATTGTGATTGAGCGTGCGGCACAAGTCGCAGCGTAACTAGAGAGAGAGATTATGGCAGCAGGCAATGAAGTCACACTGGTAGGTAACGTCACTTCCGACCCGGAGTTGCAGATCACCCCGTCGGGTGTTTCTGTCGCCCGGTTTGGGTTGGCTTGGAATCGTCGGTTCCAGAAGGATGGCGAGTGGCAGGAGGAGCCAAACTTCTTCGACATCACTTGTTGGAAGGAGACTGCGGAGAACGTGGTTGAGTCTTTCCGTAAGGGTGATCGTGTTCTTGTGTCTGGTCGTCTTGAGCATTCCCGTTGGGAAGACAAGAAGACTGGGGAGAAGCGGTCGAAGGTTGGTGTTGTTGCTGATGAGGTTGCGGGGACTACTCGTTGGGCGACGGTTGAGATGCGTAAGGTTGAGCAGGGCGGCGGTCGTAGTGATGATCGTGGTCGGGGTTCTGCTCCGTCTAAGCGTTCGCAGCGTGATGAGCCTTATCCCAATGAGGAGCCTTTCTAAACCGTTTGTGTTGTTGTTGGTTGCGGCCCGCTTTCTGCTTTTGCAGGGAGCGGGTTTCAGCTTTTTCAAAGATATTTGTGAATGGGTTTGTAATTGTCACACCGATGTGCTTGACTGTAGTCGTACTCACAACACGACAGGAGCAGGACATGAAGAAGAACAAGAAGAACAGCAACATTTCCATGATCGCCAAGGCGGCCCGTCGGGCCGCTCGTGAAGATCGCCTTGGAGCAATGGCTGACGGTCTCGTTCAGACGAGCCACACTTTTGCTGACAAGAGGAAGAAAGCTGACCGCGAGGCTTGCCGGGGTTGGCGAGGCTAATCCTTCACTGTCACACCCACCCCGTATACTGATTCACAACACAACACAAGGAGAACAGCAATGAACGCACTACAAGAACTACTCGGATTCCTCAGAGGACTACCAGAGGTTTCATTACTCCAAGATGCCGTGAAAGCACTTGCCGCCGCAAACGGTGGTCGTGAAGACGACACCTTCTGGAGCGAGGCAGAAGACCTCACCTACGAATGCGAGTTGCGGGCTATGGACCTGCAAGAGAAGCTTGACTCGTTGGGTATCAACTACCAATCACAGTGGGGTGTAGACAACTCGTGGTCCGTGCGACTCGGCACGAACGACCGCACCCTGAACGGTCACACCTTGCCCGGCCCGGTCATTGCCGACTGCCGCACCACCACCGAAAGTTACTTCACGGAATGACACAACTCCGATTCACCGCAGCAGACATCGAACGGCTCAAAGCTACAGCAATCCTCATGGTCGGTTTCGACTGGCCCGAGGAAACAATCTGTAGGGCAATGGCTCATAGTGTCGGCTTAGGTTGGGAAGACTTCACGATGCCTGAGCGTGACTACGCGCTCATGCTCATACGCGGAACGCTGATGCTCTAACCCTCAACGTCATGGTTCGCGTATTCAACACGCGCATCAGGAAACGCATTGCGCGCTTTACGGACTGCGTACCACCGGAACCTGAACCCCTGTTCCGCAGCACCGATCACCCGGTTGTTCCCGGCCACCGCACGCCAGCGCCACAGCCCAGTCTCGTCGGCGTAAATGACGACCCTGTTCCCCTTAGCCATTACGACAGCAATCGCTTGGCGAGAAGATCGGCTGTCGCTGTTGCGTTTTGTGCCGACGTTGGTGCAGTAGCCCCTCCGCCGCTAACGACAATCGGGTTCACCGTCTTGTTCGCTGTCAGCTTGGTGAACGTGTCAAGGTTTACGTCCTGTACCTTCGCACCGAAGAAGATCAGCAGCGGAAGTTCCTCAGCCGAAATCCAACGACGGTTGAAGTCGTCGATCACTTCGACACGACCGTGGTTCGGATCGCCGGGCTGGTTCAATCGTAGGTAACTGCTTGCCATTTCATCCTCCGGTGTTGGGATCGGTTGCGACCCGGTTGCTATTCCTGTTGCTATCTCTGCGGGCGAAGCAACTATCTCATAGTGCATCGCATCCTTGTTTCCGCTGTAGTCGCCGCCCCAGCGGAACACGTTGACCCCGTTGTTGGTTCTGATTGCTTTGATCTCATCGACCATTCCGCGAGGCATGTCAGTAATCAAGACTGGCCCGTAGGGGTTCTTCTGCCAGTTGATGTCGGCAGCGATCCCGTAAGCGTGAAGCGAGTACTGGGTGCCACCTGTGATCGCCCGGCAGTTGTACGCACCGCAATCAGGAGGGGTTGCCTTGTAGTCCCATTTGATGAGTACAGCGTTGAGTGCTTGCCATGCGTCAACGGTCGAAGCGCGCACACTGATTGAAGCGCCGCCGAATAAGGGAACGGAAGCGAATGGTCCGGTGCAGGCCGGTGACCATAGGACTCGGAGTTGTGCAGTCGTCCGGCTCATACCATTTCTTCTTCGTCGTTCATTCCGTGCGGGGCGTTGTCGTCGGGGAACTGCCCGGCGTGGATGACGATTCCTTGGCGGGCGTACATCTCGTGGTCAACAAGATCGACGTAGCGATCTAGGTCTTCTGCGGTGGGTTCGTCCATCTGGTTGATGGTAGTGCAATCGGGTTGTGAGTTGGGGTTGGAAAAGAAATCTGAAGAAATGTTCCGAATGGGCTTGCTTTCCTAATATGAGTTGTAGTACGTTTATCTACATAAGGGAAACGCAAACAACAAAGGAGCAACACCAACTAAACCAACCAAACCAAATAGAGAAAGTCACCGCCAGAGTCAGACCCAAGACTCGCAAAACGGCGAGGTGGCAACTCAAGTCCACACCACAGCCCGAGCATGAGCTTGCAGAGGGGAAAGGGTGGCAGTAGCGCACCGCTACTCATCACGGTGACGGTTCCAGCCGAGGAACAGAAAGTAACGGCAAAGCCTGAGAGACAACAGGCAAACAACTTCAAGGCTTCAAGCCTTGAGCAGAATGTGGCGGGGTGCAACTCCCCGGCGGGGAAAGACGCAAGAACAGTCGATCAAAGCGTTGGTGGAGGCATCAACGTGAGCAAGGTACATCGGTGCTACGCAGTGGGAGCCTACACATTCTGGTCAAGCCTTGAAACCTTGAAGTCAGCTAGTCAAGCTGAAAGCGAAGCGTGCGCAATCCTTGGCACTTGAGGTGAAGAATCAAACGGCCACCGAGTAACCCATACAACCACGGCTCTTGGAATAGAGCCACGGAACTCATCGTACTCCTCTCCCTTGCAACATATCTAAGGGTTGCGCACACTTCGCTTCCAGTCCGACTAGCACAACAAGAACCGCAGAGACATCAGGGCAACCCCTTGCAGGGTTGTAAACCTATGACAGGTCACGGACCCGGCAAGAGTCCACTCAAGGCATTGGGGACCACACAGGCGACTGCGCCTGATGTACTGACTGCGGGGAGGCAGATGAAGGGGGGGACGTAACCTCGGATGTTGTACCTGAAGTACCCGATGACTTGCCGTCAGATCAGGGGCCAGCCAACTACAAAACCGAGGGGACAGTCCAGTGCGAAAATGTGACTGGCATATCCTGTGAAGGCCGAACAAGTAACCCTCTCGCCTACGGGCGGGGGGTTACTTGTTTTTAGTCAGCCATCGGCTCAGGAACCACATGATCCAAAGCAACCGGAAGCAACGCCGCCGACTCAGGATCACCAACCCGACGAGCGCCCTCAGCTTTCAACGCCGACACAGCACCAACCGCCCCAGCCCCTAGCGCCGCTTTCCAGAAGTCTCCTGACTGAACGTCAAGAACGGGTGCCATCACCATGAACGCAAGGAACGCAGACGCACCGGAACGCAACACACGCAACGTGAGGTCAGTGTAGAACGGCATCCCCACAGGGATCACAGCAGAGTTGACCGAGTTGAGCGCAAGCGTGATAACCGCCGACACCCCTGCCAAGGCAGCGCACTGAACTGCGGTCCAGCCGAATGCCATCCCGCCGAACAACGCCACGACGAACGCTTGGACGAACTGTGATAACACCTTCTCAACGATAGGAACAACAAGCTGTTTCATTCTTCTTCTTCCGTGTCAGTCTTTCGCGTCCGGGCGGTCCGGGTCGGTTGAATCAAACTGTCAGGCATCGGCACGTTTACCTGTTTGAGATGTTCGATCAGTGCCGTGAACTTACGTTCAAGTTCGTTGCAACGGAACGCTTCCGCCGCCGAGCGAGCTTCAAGCCTGTCATACCGTGACCGGCTCTTAGCGAGATCGTCTTCCAACACCGCAAGCCGCTTGCCCAGCATCTCCGCTGCGGGGACCGTTGCGTTCAACAGTCTCTCAGCGTAATCAGCTTGTGATGGTCTGCGGCCTGAAATGTAAGTGAGTACCGTTGTCAGCGCACCTATACCAATCGCCACAATCGTCGTTACTCCGAATGGTTCAGCCACTTATCGCCCCGTTCTATTTCTTCCATCAGCTCACACTGTTTGCGCATGAGCGCAGTTTCAACCATTGAAGACAACGCAACGCAGATGATGCCAATAGCAATACACGCGCCGAACACAACTCGCAGTTGATTACGGTGGTCTTCATCAACGAACCCTGCGGCAAAGACTATCGCTGAAGCAGCGATTCCTAACGATGTCAAAGCAATCATTGTAAAACCGAAACGTGCAACATGCGTCAGATACGCTTGAAGGATGACCGCTGAAACGGTCAACCCGACAGCGCCCCAAGTAAAGAACACAGCCGCCGCTAGAAGCCACGCCCCGGTCATACGTCCTCCGCTTCCAACAAGTCCGTCATCAGCAAGCTGAACTTCCCTATGTTCGACCCAACCCAAGTATTACCTGTTTGCACTTGGATGTGCGGTTGCAACGGTTTCGTAGGATCATTGTTTGTAAAGCCTGAGCGGTCGATGATCCGTAACCCGTACAACGCAGCAGCCTCAGCAAGCGAACGGCACTCGCCGCCAAGAGCAACCATCCGCTGATAAGAACCAGACGCTCGTGCCAACACAAGCTTCCCCCCGGCGCGTGGCCCAATGGTGAGCGTCCCGTCGCAACCAACGTAATCGGGTAGGACAATCGCTAGGTCATGCGGGTCGGTCTGCGACCACGGGGTCCAAACGTGCATGTGGTGGGCGTAGCCGGTAGCAGTGCAGGGTTTGCCCTCAACGCACACACCGTCCAACCAGCGGCCCCACATGAGCGCCTGATTAGGGATAGGTGGTAACGCCGGGGCAGCGAGAGGGTCGAACTGGATCATCTCATGGACTGTCCCGTCAGGCGAAGTGATGATCTCGTGCCTGTCCCAGCTTGGGGTCGGCCAGCCTCGTGTGTAGTACTCGCCGGACGCAGGCTGTGGGATCAGCGTCCGTGCTTGTTCCCACTTACCGTAACCTCCACCGTAAGTCAGTGTCCGGTTCTTATCCGTTCCTTGTTGCATGAACGTGCCGGTTGAGATCCCTGACGGGCCGACAACATCCGGGGAGAACGGGCGGGTCGTCAAACCGATATACCAATCAGGCCATTCAACTTCCGCAACAGGGATAGCTACTGTGCGGGCTTTAGTAAGTTCAAGCCTGCTACACGAAGGAAGCGTAAAGTACTTCCACTGGGTCGCCCGGTGTGCGAGGCGTGACCAAGTGTTGACGTTCTGCCCCCAAACCAACCGCTCAATCGCGTTAGGTGTCGCCATCCGCTAATTGTAAACCAGACTCTCAGAAATCTCGGGTGGGTTACGGGCAAACTTCCTCAAAGAACGCTTCAGCCACATCGGGGTCCACATCGTTTTCGATAGCGGTTGATCTTGCTAGTGACGGGTCGATGTCGATAGCCATACAGACATTTACTTGAGTTTCGATGTCTTCCTCGTCCCATGACTCTTGCAGGCTCGCGTACTCGCTCAAGTCGGAATCGGTTATGCCGCTGTCGAAGCCGCTGCTGTCGTAGCTGTCGTACTCAGATCCTCCACACCCGGCGAAGATCGGCAGGACCAGTACAGACAGTGCAAGTAGTTTCCTCATAGGATTACCGTAGCATCCGTGTTAGACACAAAGCCTCTAGTAGACATCTAGGTTCACCCACCGGCCAACGACCTCTAACAAGTTGTCGTAGTCGCTGCTTGTCGCATCGTTGTTGAAATCGGTTGTCTGTTCCTTGGTTGCGCCTGCCTTACGCAGCGCTTGTGTCACAGCACCGAGGATGTAGAAAGCGTTTCCTTCTGGCCCGTCCAAGTCGATTTCAAGTTCGACTTCAGGGAACATCGGAACGGTGTATCTCGCAACGAACTGTTCCGCTTCATGTTCAGTTGCGAACGTGCCGACGAGTGTGTCGTCTTCTGTTCGCACCATGAACGGCAGCGGTGCAGATGATTCAAGTTTGCTGATTGTGAGTTTCATACTTCCATCCTTCTTACGTCAAAGCCTGCCAACGAGACACGCCACGGTTCACAAAGTTGCATCCCGTTCTCACGGAACATCCACACGGTCATTTGACCTTTGTCGGTTTCCTCTTGCGAACGGTCAATGATCTTGATGGCTGCTTCTTTGAGTTGGACTCTGAGAATCTCATCGGCCCTGAACATTTCTGTTTTGCGGTCTTCTCCGCCGTTGCGGTCATAGTCTTGGACCGCCCGGTTGAAGGCTTGAGCAACCTCGGTTTCCCGAATTGCTTTGATGACGTTGTAAGCAATCTCGTTCATGCTGCCACCCGCTCAAAGACAAGAGCGATGGTCGCTGACATGGTTGCCTCGGAAGGCATCCGGGTGGTTCCCGCTGCGGCGGCGATGTCTGACCAGAAGATGTCGTCACCGATGGAGTCCATCAGCATCGACAGATCGTCCGGGGTCGGCACTGCTTTGCCTTGAGCGACAAACAGGATCGCTTGGTCTGCCATGCGGCTTGCGAGTGCGAGCCTGTTGGTTAGGTGGGCTGGATGTACTGCCATTCTGTTCTCCTTCGTTGTGATTACTTGTTAGTGATTGTAGCTAGGGGGTAGGACAGTATTACTTTGCCCGCTCCCATTGTTCTGCTTGGCGGATGGCGATGACCCTGCGCAACATGTCACGCTTCAATTCGTGATCCATAGCCTCGCTTTTCAATCCGCACTTGGATGCCATCTGGAACATTGCGTCCTCAAATGCTTCTTCGCGGATCATCTGATCGGTCGTGTTCTTGCGGATGTATTCTTGGATTGCTGTTTCTTTCATCTTGGTTCTCCTTGGTTGCGATTACTTGTTAGTTATTATATCGGTGGGGTGTGACAGTGAGTTGGATCAGCGAACGTGCTTGATGATTGCTCGGCGGGCTGCGGCGACTGTTGTGTAGTCCCGCTCTGTGTCGTCAGGGAACTGGACTCGGACCATCTTGGTGCCGGGGTTCATCATGGAGCGCATCATCTCAGCGTCGGCTCCGAAGCGGATGACGTTCAAGTCCCAAACCATGTAGCAATCAAATGCTGGTCCGTAGGCGGTGAAAAGGCAGGCGGCGATTCCGTCGTAGTTGGTGATTCCTTCGCCGTCGGAGAAGCGAATCTGGAAGCCGGTTGCTGATGTTGCGAAGGTGTCGGTGTTGCTCATGGTGCTTCTCCTAGATCGTTATGTTGTGTTGGGAGCCTCGGTGTCTCCCGTGGGGGTGTCTCATCCTCCCCTGCGATGGCCTCGGATTTCTTACAAGCTTTGACTCCGGTGCCGATCAACTGCTCGCTTGTGTAGATAACCATACAGCATGGGTGTGACACTGAGTGACCAAAACGGAACATTTCTTCAAATTCTTTTCCAAGCCCCAAACACGACTCCGCCGATGAGCGCCCCGCGGAGGGTTTCCCGACCCGAGTCCATCACACAAGGTAGACTCCGCCGATGAGCAAACTTGCAGGGCTATCCCCATCCAGCGTCCAGCTATGGGAGCAATGCCCACGGAAGTTCTGCGAGGAGAAAATGATGGGCCGCTCAGGTGGCACAGGTGAAGCTGCGCTACTCGGCACGTTCGTTCATCTGGTCCTTGAGAACCTCATGCAGCTACCAACAGAAGAACGTCTGATTGAGACTGCTCGTAAAGTCGCACGTTCATCGTGGACCGAGTTTTCTGCGACTAGCGAATGGATCGGTTGGGTTGCAGAAACCGGATTCGACGACGAGCAAACATTCCGGCGACGAGGCTGGGCAAGCGTCTGCGGATATTTCCAAATGGAGAACCCGTGTGATGTTGAGGTTGTAGCGACAGAGCGTTTCATCTCGGCCACGATTGAAGGTGTGCCGGTCCGGGGGATTGTTGACCGGCTTGATCGTGATGTGTTCGGCAACATCATCATCGTTGATTACAAGACGGGGAAAGTTCCGTCGCCGTGGTTCCGTGGACCGAAGATGCAGCAACTCAATATCTATGCGGCGCTCGTTGAGGAGGTTGACGGGGTGCGACCTGATGAGGGTCGGTTGTTGTTCACTTCGTTCTCGGAGACTGTTGCTACGGATGTGACTGCTGAGTCTGTGTGGTCTGCGGTTGAGGTGTTGAAGAACACTTGGACTGACATCCATCATGCTATTGAGGATGATCTGTTTCCTGCGAAGGTTGGTCCGTTGTGTGGTTGGTGTCCGTTTGTTGGTGATTGCGCTGAGGGTTTGGCTGAGGTGAAGTCTCGTCGGTCTGCGGGGAAGTTGAAGAAGACTGCTCCGGCTTGGGAGTTGGCCGGGGCGTGACCGGAAAAGAAATATCAAGCAATCCGCTTTATTGAATTGACATGTGTAGTCGATGAGACTATCTTCATGGGGGTAAGGCAATACATCCGAAACGAACCGGCGCAACCGGGGGTCAAGGCGGGGGGACAACCGTAGCAAAAGGGTTCCGACAAGCACCAAGGTCAACGGCCTTCTAGTGGACATCAGACACTCAGCAGGGATACGGCAACGCATCTCCAACGCAAGCCAGCACGCACTAGCGGGAACACGACACTTGATGGCAGAAGCAACGCACGAGTAATCCTGCATCGTTGAGAAACGAACAGACAGGAGGTTCAATCGTGACGTAAGAGCTACCGAAAGTAGTTCTGAATGTGAGGTGTGCCTGAGTTCGTGGATTGCGCATCTAGTAGCAAAAGCGCAGTAAGGGTTTTGGTGAGTCGAACTTGTCGGAACCGGATTACGGTCCTCCCGCCCTTTTCGGTTTTACACCGTCATCCGTCGGGACTCCACGCGCACGCCCTGTTGTTCGGCAAAGACGCGTGCTTCACGCAACGTGTAGAACACTGACTCGCCTTCAGCGCCAGTCACGACGAACATGATCTTGGATCGCTGTACGCCCCGTTCAAACGTCGCCACGTTCGGCTGGGCGCTCGTCGTGGTTGTGCGTTGTTTGGCTTTGCCGCATCCGCATCCCATTAGGCGGGGATCTCGTCTGGTTCGGATCGTCCTTCGATGATCCAGCCCGGACCCTTCTGTCGTTGTGCGTACCAGCGGGCTTCGCGCAGCAGGTAGAACCGGACTGGTTCTAGTCCTAGATGTTCTGGTGGGATTGCGTAGAACCAGACATGGCTTGGTTGGCCGGTGGTGGTCGGCGCTGATCTCGGCCCGCTGACTGGTGGGAGTCGTTTGTTCTTTCCGCAGTTGCAGGCCATTGGGTGATCGTAGTTGGTGTCGGGTGTTGGGGGATAGCGTTGTCGGGTTTTGGGGGTCGAAAAGAAATCTGAAGAAATATCCTATTTGGACTTGTGTCCTGTAGTCGTATCGACTATCTTGATGGGGGTAAGGCAATTCACAACAAAGGAGCAAAGCACATGGTTGAAATCAAGATCGCAAACGGACTCTACATCGAAGAAGAAGCAGCAGACTTCGATGTGACTTCAGAAGACCTCACGGTCTGGATTCTCGAAGTCGAAGTATTCGATGCAGAAGCATCACCATGCTTCACAACCGAAATCGAATACGGTGTGTTCGACACTTACGCAGAAGCAGAAGCACATGCGCCAGAAGACGCAAAGCTTTACTCGGCGGAGGTGGCGGCATAATGGCAAAGCACGCCGCACTCCCAATGAAGCCGCTGTGGGACATCGCCCGCAGCATGTCAGATAACCCAATGTTCAACCAGCGTGACTTCGCTCGGATGGTGAACCATTCCAACCGGGCAGTGACCCGTTGGATTACCGCCGGGGAAACCATCTCGTGGGTGTCAGCAGACGAGGCGGCTATCGCACTCGGTTTGCATCCGATTCTCGTGTGGGGTGACGCATGGTTGAACGTGCGTGGCGAGTTGACCGCTTTGGAAGCCGAGGTCATTGGCGATCTGGAAGCGGAAGCACTCACCGATCTATAAACAATCTGAGTTATAGGGGTGTGGCACTCAATAGTGTCACACCCCTCCGATACAATCACTAACAAGTAATCACAACGAAGGAGACAGCATGTCGAACAAGAAGAACTACCCGCCCGTCAGCAAAGAGCAGAGGATCGAAATCCTCTCGGTATACCTCCCCAAGATTGAAGCAGGTCTGTGCGACCTCATCGCCAAGCGTGACAAGCTTCAAGACACCCCCGAGTCGGAATGGGCGCAACGCAACGTGCGAGGCGCGACAGCGCACATCGAAGTGACCCGCAACGAGCTTCACGCTCTCCTCGCAGAGGTGGCAGTCTGATGGGATCAGCAAACTTCCGCACAATCAACACAGGCATGAACGCAGAAGCAGCGTTCGATCAAGCCGTAGCAGAAGCCTTCGACGAATACGGGTACGAGGGTTACACCGGCAGCATCGCTGAGAAGGACAGTTTCGTAATCGTCCACCTTCCCCTCCACGCCGAAGCAGAACTGGTCGTAGGCGCATTGGACCTCTCACAGTTCGGAGACTCCCCCTATCCGACCGACAGAGAAGAAGCCGCTGCCGCCAAAACGTTACTCAACGCATACTTCGGTGAAAGCGACGCAACCCGGCTGATCGACATATACCTCAACAAGTGGGGGCCAGCGCTCTGCTTCAAACTCCGCCCACCAGAAATCGTCCAATGGGGCAGATACAACACCCTCACCGAACACCTAGACGTATACATGTTCGCCGGGTACGCATCCGAATGAACCCCCAAACACTCGCCACCGGCAAAACCCCCCAACAAGCATTCAACAACGCAACCAAACAACCCGGAACCCACCTCACAAAAAAAGCGGGCTACACACACATCCCCCTCCCACCCAAAGTCATGGCACACAAAGTCATAGCCGCCATCCAAGACACCCAACACACAAACAACCCCAACGCAGACAACCGAGACAAACGAGCAGCCCAAAAAGCCGCCCAATGGCTCACCCAAACCCTCCCAACCCCACCACCACCCAACAACACCATCTGCCTACAACTAACAGGCCGACCCCTCAACCAATACATCAACCAACACGGACCCCTCCCCAAAAACCACAACCTCTACATCTTCACCTAACCCCAAACCCAAACCCCCCCGG